GGGGTGATTTAAAATTTATCGCAAAAGGAAACAAAATAGTTCCTCTTCTTAAGTTTGACTTTAATAAAAAGACCAGATTTGAACACCCCAAAGAGATAAACACTGATGATTTGATTGAGGCTCTTAAAAAAGCAAGGATTAATGTCTTTAAAGATTGGGTAGGTCAGGAGGTTTTGTTTCCTATTATATTTAACGGAGGGCTTCAGTTTAGCAAAGTAAACTTTAATGATTTTTATCTTGACCATCACCAGACTACTTATCGTCAAGTTAACGTAGAAGGTAGTAATGAATTTGGCCCAATCAAATCTCTTTTGTTTGATGTTGAAACCCAAGCAGATCAAATAATCAAAGAAAGAGAACAAATACAGGAAAATCCTGTATTTGGAAGTCTTCCTATTGAGAAGGATTCTATTCATTCTACTCTTGACGTAATTAAAGAGTTTCCTACTTTAATCAATAAAGTAAAAGGAATAAATAACGATGTTCTGGTTATTTTAAACTCTCTTTTAGAGAACAAACAAGTACAAGAAAGACTAAAAGACTCCACTGTAACTTTTACTACACAATACGGGCAAGACTTTAAGGGTATCTCTGGCGGTAAAGAAATACTTGTAAACTTTTATCTACATACCAACCCTGAATTTTTTGTAGAATTAGTTGCACACGAAGTCATTCATACACTTACAGCAGACTGGGTTACTTCCAATTCTACTGACCCATTAGTAGAAAGATTGGAAGAACTTGTTAGACAAGTTCCTGAGTCTGTTGTGAATCTTATTGGAGACCAAGGATATGGTAAAGATGATCCAAGATTCAAACTCGAAGTCTTGGCAAGACTTAGTGATCCCAAGGTTGCTAAGGAATTAAAAAAGATAAAAACAGGAAAGAAGAATTTCCTTGATACCTTAAAAGATATTGTAAAAGAAATACTCGGTAAAATATTCGGTATTAACAGTCAGTCTACTTTGTATTCAGACTTCCTTGAAAATCTTATCGAAATCAGTACCAAGGTTAAAGAGAAAAAAGAACACACTTCTATATACGATCAGTTTAGTATATCTGATCTTGGAGATCTTACTTTTGGTTATTCTCAAGAAGATGTTGACACTATTCAAAATAAATTCAGCCCTGTTTATTTGGAACAAGCCATTAATAGACTGAATGGTGAAATATTTCATTTTATTCACTCTAAAGGTGGAAGTAATCAGTTTCTTAATGGAGAAGTTAGTTTTGATAAAGTGTTCTTGCACTATTATCAATCAGTAGTAGATTATCTAAAAGCCAACGAAGGTAAGGTAGGAAAAGAAGAACACGACTTCTTGTTTGAGTTTCTTCTTAAAAACAGAGACTTTGTAAAAGACTACTGGATAGAAAATACTAATCTGGCTTCTTTGAGAAAACCAAAGAAAGGAGAATACATATCTGATAAAGTTGTAGAAGACTATGAACCTTTAAGTGATCCTAATGAAGTCACAGATAGTGAAAACGAGGAAAAAGAAAAAGACCTTCGTGATATAACCGGAGGAGAAGATATTAATGAAAAGACATTTGACTTTGACAGGTCTGGTGTAGAACAGTCTTCTTTAGAAGCAGCAGATCCTATCAGTAGGGCTTTTGTAAAAATGATTCCCAAGATTGAAAGAGGAGAAGAAGGTACTAAAATCTACTCTGATGAAGATCGTAAAAAAGCAATAGATAATGGTGCTAAGTCAGATCATTTTGTTTCAGTTCCAGGAGGTTTCATTAAATATGAAACTGATGAGACTAACTCAATAGTTCTAAATGACTATACTCAAAACTGGAACCTGATGGGTATTCATTTTCAAGGAAAAATGTCCTTGGAAGAAATGCTTAAATCTATAGATGATACACCAAGTCTTATTGACGTAGTTCCTGAAATTTATGTATTTAAAGACAGATTAAGTCTTGACATTAAAAACGATTCTCAATTTACATTAAATGCTTCTTTGGAACGTGCCTTTAAAAAAGCATTTGTAAATACTTATGTTCTTATTAGAAACGAAGATGGTAGACTTTACTTGGTGAATGAAAGTAAAGACCTCACCACGATAGGAAAACGAAAAATAGACTCTGGTTTTCTTCAAACTATAGATGAAAAATATCCTCAGTTCTACGAAAGAGAAACAGATGAAGTTAGAATCAAGGCTCTTGTAGAATTTCTTAGAAGCAGAAAAGAAAACGAGAACAAATCTCTTAGTGAACTTTTGGGGTTTGGATTTCACCCCAAGACCATCAAAAACAACGGGGTATTTACTTCGGAGATTACAAACTTTGACGAGCATCTTGAGAACATGTTCACTAACACTGAACTTGTTAATGTTCCTATTTCTATCTCTGAAATAATATTTAAAGGAACTTATGTAGGAAACAAAAAAATAGATGGTGCTGCTGGTTTAGCCAAATCAGTTCTTAAACTGGAAGATAAGAATCGTCCTCTTAGTGCTACCACAGTGATTAAAAACGCAGAAGGAGAAAATCAATCTACACTGTCTGTTCTTAACAGTATTCTTCAGTATAGAGAAATCTTAAACAACGCTCAGACCATTGAAGAACTTAACGAAAAAATGGAGAGGACTAAAAACCCTCTGTTTAATTATTCGTTGACAAAAAAAGCACTGTTCACTACTCTGTTAAACGAAAGTACTAATGAACTTGTAGAAGAAAGAACTAACGTTAAAGTAGATATAGGTCTTTTTAACGGATTCAAACAAGAGCAAAAAGGTAGAGCAACAAAAGGTAAACTTACAATTGATCTGGAAGGTGCAGATTGGTTAATGTTGAATTTTGTAGGGATGATTAAAGGAGGGATTATAGAAAATACTCGTGCTGAAACAGCCTCTACTTCTTACTATTTCAAGTTGACTAATTGGAGCAACGAAGTAGGTACGAGTGATACTCCTTTGAAAATTAGTGATGTTTTTTCTCAATACAACAAGAGAGAAGGAAAAATAAACATCTCCAAAGAATCAAAGATATTTAATATTTGGTCAGATTACTTTAAGGGTAATCTTGAGAGGATGAATCTACAACAGTCTGACAAGTGGGGTCTTTTTGACTTCTTATCCAGGGAAGGAAAAGAGATTCTTAGAGACGGTCTTAACGAAGATGTTTTACTTGATGAACTTAACTCTTTCTTTAATAAAGAGTCAGACGAGTTTAGAAGAATGTTCGATCAAGAAATAGGTGGTTATGAAGCAATAGTAGGTGATGCTATGGTCTTAGATAAACCTACTTACGGAGATAGAGAACTCTGGAACAAGATTAAAGGATTTGAAGAAGAGTACAAGGCTTTCTATGTATTGAATTCAATGATTATTCACACCGAAGAGACTATTCTTTTTCAGGGTGATCTTAGCCAAACTCCCAAGTACTACAAGAGAGCAAAAGGTGTACAATCTACCGGAACTCCTGTAAGTCAATCTCCTTCATTAGTTCAATGGGTAAACAAGTCTCTTGAGAATAATTCTATTGCTGTTGCTTTAGGATTTACACCCACCCAAATAGGTAAGAACTATTTGAGTTCCACTATGAAGGATGATGAAAAACCTTCTGCTTACAAAGACAGGTTCTTAGATGGTTTTGTAAAGTCTCAAAAACTGTACTATAGTTCAATCGGAGTAAATATCTCCGAGGATCAACTTAGAGAAACTGCACAAAATCTTCTTGTTCCCAAAACCAAAAAAGGAGAAGGTAACTATGGTATGGTAAATATTGGAGATGGTGCTGCGTATACCCATCCTGATTTTCATTATGCTACTCTCAAATTAATAGGTAACATTTCTACTGAACAACAAAAAGTTTATGAGGCTCTTGTACTTGATACTATTAAAAACTCGAAAGAGTATTTTGGAATAGAATCAAGACAAATTACAGAATCTGAAGAAAAAAAGATTAAGGAAGGTTTTGCTCTCTTAGCAGAGGGAAAAGGACAGTTTCCTCTCATTAAGTTTACTTATCGCAATACCATGAGTAACTCTGATTCCGTAGTTAAGGAAGAGGTCATGGATAAGTTTGCTTTGTTTCCTTTGTTTCCACAGTTTGTTCACGACAAACCTGTAGCAAAAGAAATGCTGAAAAGCATGATGAAAGAAGGTCTTGGTTATGTAAAGTTCCAGTCAGGTACCAAGATTGACACTACTCCTCCTATTGATTTCATAGGCATGGTTGAAAAAGGAGAGGTAGATGTTAGTTTTGAAAACTTCACACATGAACTTTCTACAGAATTTTTAAGAGAACAGATCAAAACCCCCAACAAGCACAAAACTAAGAACACATTTGGATCTCAGGTTAGAAAAAATATCCTGGCAGAACTTGGTCAGGTTAAACTCTCACGAGAAGAAAACAAGGGAGACTTTAAAAGAAAATGGGAAAAACTAAACCAGGAATTTTCTCTTGCACTTAAAAGAGAAATTCTCGGCAGGTTTAAAATCAAAGAAACTGCTCCTGACCAGTGGGATTTCACCAAAGTAGATAAAGCACAAGTTGCTCAAATTCTTTTGGAAGAGTCCACCAGAAGAGAACTACCTTATAATCTAAAAGTGTTCTTTGATAAGTATCGCAGAGGAATATTTAAAGAAGCACAGTTGATTTCTGCGTATGATCTTTTTGAATCTTCTATGGGTGCTCCACAGATTCAAAACTTGCTCGCATCTATTATTAAGAAGATCAGTATTCAAAAACTGAAAGGCGCTCAATACCGTCAGGTAGCAAGTTCTCCTTTTGATCGTAAAATTAAATCAGAAGGTAAAACAAGAGAATTGGGTTTTTACGAATTTAACGAAGAAGGTACTAAAGCAGCAGAATGTAAAATAGGTATGGGTGGAGATTTCCTTAATCTCTTAAACCTTAAGGACATCACTAACTATATAGAGTACAGACAACAAGAAGATACCATTTTTAACAGACTTAGTGCCCTCAATAAAAAACTTGAAGATGATGCTTGGGTAGAAGCACACAAAGATGTTCTTACAATAGCATCTTATCGTATTCCTAACCAAGGTCATAACTCTGACGAAGTGTTTGTCATTCGAGAGTTCTTACCTCCTATGCACGCTGGCGAAATTATCCTTCCTCCAGAAGTAACTACTCAATCTGGTACTGACTATGACTATGATAAAATGAGTGCTATTGTACCTTCTATTAATAAAGACGGTACTTTAGTAACAAAAGGTTCTAAAGGTATTCAGAACGAAATGATTAAGACTTTTTCTGATATTCTTTTAGACCCTGTTAATTATTGGAAACTGATTGTACCTAACTCCAATCAGATTATTTTCGATCTATTAAAAGAAAAGTTACTTCCTAAACTTTATCCCAACCTAAAGTTAGATTCTTTCTCACCATCAGAGATTATTACTCTTGGAAGAAACTATCGCCAGTTTAAATCAGTACAAGGTAAAAACCTCTTAGGTATAGCAGCAGTGTGGAATCCTTTTACTACCATACTTCAGAATCACAACATTCGTGTAAACTCGATCTATAAAAAGAAAGTAGGATTTGGTACAGAGGCTTTTTTTATTGAGGTTCCAATTAACCCTTTGTTTGGTTCTACTGACGTTTCCCTTTACACCAAGGACAATCTTAATAAATTAGAAGTCATATCTCAACTTATTAACGTTACCGTAGATATGCCTTCAGATGATACCTTTGGTATGTCTGTGTTTACACAAGATGACTTCAGTGCTTTTATTTACGGAATGTCTCTTTTGAATTACGGGTTTGAGAATTCGATGATGTTTTTTCACCAACCTATTATTTATAAATTTAAAGACCTTATAAGTAAAACAGTAAGAAAAGGTTATAAAAAGAGTCGTGCTAATCTTATGGTTGCACACAAACTTTTAGACATTGAGTTAATCAAAACTCAAGATGGTAATATTAACGTTCGTAAATCAGAAGCAAATCTTTTTAAAAAACTAACAGAGATAGAAAAGTCTCTTAACAGTGAACTTTTAGCAGGTCAACTCAAGAGCGTAGAAGAAGCAGTTCAAGTAGAAAGATTTTCAGATCAACAAAAGGCTGTTTTAGCACACTACTTAAAGTTGTTAGATCAGGCTAATCAAGTTAGAACTGTACAATCTGCTCTCAACTTTGATACATCTCCTGATAACAACCTTGCCAAAACAAGAGATAGACAAAAAGATTTTATAGAAGCACAACTTTCAGAAATCATTCCTTATGAAAAAATAATCGAGGTGAAAGAAGATTCTGTTATCTCTGGTCTATATGTAAGTGTTATTTACGAAAGTCTTGTTTCCGAGATATTTCCGGTGCTTTATTCCAGTAAAACTAAAGAAGCATTTGACCAATTAAGGGATAAGTTTGTAGAACACTCTGAAGTAGCGTTTAGAAAAGCCACAAATGACTTCCTTCTTGCGATAGTTCAAAATTACGGTACCTACAAAAACCAGAACATTACAGACTTTACTCTACCTTATATAAGAGGAGATAAAAAAGCAGACCTTATCAGAGAAGCAACCAAAATTAAAAAACAACTAAAGGAACAAGGTAAAAGACTTAGACTTTTAGATATTCTTGTAGCCAACACTTCAAGAAAAGGAACTCCTACTTTATCTAATCCTCAATTAATTATGGGTATGGAGAACTCCTCTGGAGATAAAGATCAGATCACAGAAGAATTCAGAGAACTTCTTAACAACCCTAAGACTAAGGATTTTGCAGAAACACTTGCTATTGTAGGATTGGTTCAAAGTGGTTGGTCTAAATCACCACTGTACTTTTCGGATGTTATACCTGAAGAGTTTATTACTCCAATAATTAATAAAGCCCTCAAAGAATACCAAGAGTTATCCAAAATAGATAAAAGAGGTTTCATCATTGCTTTTAAAAGTAATTTTGAAGACTACCAGGCTAAATCTTTAGGTGGTAGAGGTAACTATGAAGATGCTTATAGAATAATGGACTACACCGTTAACGTTCAGCCTACCATAGAAGCAACAAGAAAGGCTTATGAAGAAAAGAAAAAAGAAGATGAATTTACAGAGTATGAAGTTATTGAAACTGAAACCAAACAGTTAGGTGGTGGAAACACGATTGATATAAGTCAATTTGTTAACCACTCTGGAGGTGCATTGGGAGCAGATAGTGCTTGGGATGAGATAGGTAAAGAATTTGGAATGCTCACCAATAGACACTATTACTTTAAAGACAAAACTCCAAAAGGCAATATTGAAATTACTCAAGATCAATTTGACGAAGGTATAAAAAAAGCAAATAGTGCTGCCAAAGCAACTTATGGGTTTCAATATTCTTTTAGTGATAATAAAGTAGGCAGATTATTGTCTCGTAATTGGCAACAAGTGAAAAACAGTGATGCTGTTTTTGCTATAGGTAAGATTGTTCAAAAGGGAGACAAACTATTTGATGATGACAGAATTGCATTAAAACCTGCTGTCAGTGGAGGTACAGGATATGCTGTAGAAATGGCAATTCAAGAAAACAAACCTGTTTATGTATTTGACCAAAATAAAAACCAGTGGTTTACTTGGGATGGTTCTGATTTTATTCAAATAGAGACACCGACTTTAACCAAGAATTTTGCAGGAATAGGTACAAGACAGATCAACGAACAAGGTAAACAAGCAATAAAAGATGTTTATCAAAAGACTATAGAACAAGGTGTACAACCAGATCCAACTTTAGGGTACAATCAAGAATCTTTAGAAGCAAAAGAAATACAAATCAGTTATGGATCAGAAGACAATTACTTGGAGGCACTTAAAAAAGTGTCTGAACAAAGAGGAAAAATTAAATGGGAAGATGTATTTAGAAATTACTCCAGATTTCCTCAAAGAGTTAAAAACGCTCTTACACGTTCTTCAACATTACGAGAAAATGATAAATTATTTTCCGGTGGATCATTTGAGACTTCCGGGAGAAGAATAGAATCTATTCAAGATTTAGCAGATTTATATCTGGTTCACAGAAGTCCTACTATTGAAAAACTACACTATATCTTTTTGAAAAACAATGAAATTGTAGCCACTCATGCTGCCACAGCGGGATTAGTAAACAGGACTGCTAAGTTTAATAAAGGGTTGTTTGAAAAAACCTACGAAGAAAGTGGAGCAGACTCAGTTTATTTACTACACAACCATCCTTCTGGAAATCACCTGCCTTCTGATGCTGATTTGTTGATGACTCATCAAATTACCAAAAGTAGTAACGTAAATTTTAAAGGACAGTTAATAATCAATACAGATAAATTCTCCTTTATCCCTGCAACAAAGGATATATTTAAATATTTGGAATATGAAGAAGTAGATTACAAGAAGAAACCAGATGTTTTATTTAAAACAAGGATAACCTTAGGAACTTCTACAAAACAAATTACCAACTCGTTAAAGCAAATTGGAGATATTTTACTTAAAGAACCAGGTATAAATTCTGTAATTTACTTAGATGTTTATGCTACAATAGTTGGTTACGATTCATTTACTGACGGAGATGTTTCTAAAATTGATTTTCAAGACCAAATGAAAAAGAAGGGTGCTTATTCTTATGTAATCTTTAGTCCTTCTAAAGAAAGTAATGATGCAGTAGAGTCTTCCAGCAATCATGTCAAAGGTTATTCTTCCTTCTATCTTGAAAATGGACAGATAAAAGCATCTCTTAGATTTGATAAAGAGTTTACCAATCAGGTTGATTTGGAGCCTAACCAAATACAGTTTTGGGAGAAGGTGTTTTTTCAACCTGAAGATGTCTTGGATACTATTACACAACCAAAAATATGTACTAAGATGTAATAGTTATTTTCTTTCGTTATATAACGATGAAAATATTTATAAGTAACCTGTAAATCAAATAATTATAAAGACTTCGTTTTACTTTTTAATAAAAATTACGATTTAATACTACAGAAAAGTAAAATTATGTTTACTTTTGTAAAATATTTTTACATATAAACACATCTGTAATATGAATCCTTTTATCAGTCAAGAGTCATTTAAACTTAAAGTGTTAGAAATTAAAAAGACCACTCACAAGATAGACACGTCTAATATTCCTGAAGATGGAGTTATTGTAGGTGATTATGAAACAGTTACTCGATCTTTTTTAATAGAACAACAGAAGAAAAAAAGCATGTATGATGTTCCTTATTTAGATAATATTTTATTTGGAGAACTTACGTCACGAAGTAGAGATTTGTTTCTTTATGTTTTAAATCACGCTCCGCAAGACTTGGACTATATCAATCTAAAGCAATCAATAGTTTGTAGGAATATCAGAATGAGCAAACCGACTTTAATATCTGCCATTAAAGAACTTTCTGATGTAGGGGTGATTTGTAGAAAATCACAATCTGAATACTGGATTAATCCCTATTATATTTTTAGAGGAAACAGAGTTAAATTTTATCAAGAAAACTATCCTAACAAAATAGAAAAACTTAATTAACTATGTGGATAAACATAATCACTGCTATAATCAATATTCTTAAATACTTATTTAAAAAGAAAGACCAGACTCAAGTAAATGAACAGGTATATCAAGAAATAAAAGATACTCCTAAAGTAGAAGAAATCAAACCAGTAGAAGAGCCTGTTAACCAAACAATTAATCCAATACAATCTGTAGAACCTATAGGAACTGTAGAAACTGTAAAACCTAATCTTAATATAATCCAGAAGTTACTACCACCTAATCAGTATGTCCAAGATTCAAAATTTAAACCTAATTCTATTTGTCTACACCATACAAACGGTCACTCTTGGCAGAGTACTTATAATTATTGGGCTTCTGACAACGGATTACGAGTAGCAACCCATTTTTTAATAGATCGAGACGGGAGTGTAATTCAGTGTATACCATTGGAAAAGGCTTGGGGGTTTCATATCAATATTGCCGCCAAAGACAACAAAATCCCAACCAAGTACAAAAATCTTGGAAGAAAATATGATATGCAATCAATTGGAATAGAATTATGTTCTATGAGTCAAGTTACTCCCTATAACGGAAAGTTTTTAGATACTTATGGAAAAGTATTTAAGGGAGAAATAACTAAATTAAATAAACCTTTTAGGGGGTTTGAATACTTTGAGTCTTACACTAAAGAACAAATAAACGCCTTAGGATTATTACTTTTGCATTTACTTGACGAGTATCCAAAAATAAAAGAGGGGTTGTATGATAATTACGAAAATAAGTTCGATATTAACCAAGATGCATTAGAAATGAAACCTGGTATATTTTTTCATGTGAGTTATCGAACAGGTACTAAGTGGGATTTGTATCCACATTCGGGTTTAATAACAATGTTAAACGATTTAAAAAACAAAATATGATAGTAGACAATGGAAAATATTATGTTTATAGACATGTAAGATTAGATACAAATCAAGTATTTTACATAGGAATTGGGAGTAAAGTTAACAGATCTAATGGAAAATCTATGTATCAAAGAGCATTTTCAAAATCAGATAGAAATAAGTTTTGGAAATCTATCGTATCTAAAACTAAATACGAAGTAGAAATTTTATTAGAGTCAGATGATTACGAGTTTGTACAAAGTAAAGAAATAGACTTTATTAAAATGTATGGCAGAAGAAATACTGGTAAAGGCACTTTATGTAATTTAACTGATGGGGGTGAGGGGGTTATGGGAGTATGTTATTACACAACTGAAGAAATGGTCGATAAATTTAAACAAATACATGGCGATAAATATGATTATTCTAAATTTATATATAATAATTTTCTTAAAAAAAGTACAATTATATGTAAAAAACATGGTGAGTTTTTACAAACCCCAGAAAATCATTTAAAATCACAAGGATGCCAAAAGTGTGGAAACGAAAGTAGAGTAAGGAGAGAGAGTAAAATAAAAAATTATGCAAAAATATTTGTAGATAAATTAAAGCAAATCTACCAAGATAGATTTGATTATTCTTTTATTGAATATACAGGTCAACGAAACAGAGTAAAACTTATATGTGCTTTACACGGAGAGTTTACTCAAACTCCTATGGATTTATTAAATGGTCACAGTTGTCAAAAATGCGGAAGAAGTAATATTTCAAAAAGTAAACGAAAAGGTTCATCGGAACAAATTGAATATATACAACAGCAACTGTTAATAGGAAAAAGCATACGCGAAATTAGCAAACAAGTTAATCTGTCACGGGATGTAGTTTCTTATATTAAAACTCACGGATATAAAGATTAGTTTAATGTGGACTTTTGACAGACTTAAATTAGAAGTATTTTCATTGTTGGAACGAGTCAGACTTCTGGAGAAAAACACTAACACAGGAGATGCTTCTTCTATTAGTGTTACTCCTACTGGAAATCTCGGTTCTAATAATGTACAAGATGCATTAGAAGAACTTCAAGCAGATATAGATGTATTATCTTCAGGAAGTATTTTAACCTATACTAAAACCTTTGGAAACGTACTTACAGATACTATACTTAATTCAGAACACGGCTTATCCACCGTTCATAACGTAATAGTTAAAACTTCTTCTGACGATAGAGTTAGTGTAAAAGTTAATATATCAGGAACTACTGTAACTATCAACTCTAATATTTCTTTATTAAACCATAAACTTTTAATTTACTAATTTATAAATCTCATGGCAGATTTAATTTATCACGATTTAGATCTTGTAAGAGTCTCACAACTTAAACAAACAAGAATTCAAAACATCACCACAAGTGATAGAACTACTTTAGGTAGTTCTCTTGGTGGTGGTAACACAGGTCTTATCGTATATGATACAGACTTAGATTCTCTTTATATTTGGGATGGGTCTGCTTGGGATGCAGTAGGTGTTACTGTTTCTGGAGCGATGACTCTTAAAGGAGTAGTTGCTCACAATGCTACTGAACCAGGATCTCCTTCTACAGGAGACTATTATATCTTTAGTTCAGCAGGTTCTAATACTTGGGAAAGTGATGAGGCTGTGGAAGCAGGCGACATGGTAGTTTGGGATGGTACCAACTGGAGGTACATAAATCGCAATGTTTACGATGCTACAGAAACCTTAGCGGGTAAAATCGAAATAGCAAATACGTCTGAAACTAATGCCGGATCAGATGATACCAGAGCAGTAACACCTGCTAAACTTGCAGGGTTTATTTCTAACCGTACTCTCGCTAAGGTTTATTTTGCGTCTTCAGTTTCTGTTACAGCAAACACCCCTTTCACAGTAACTCATAACCTTGCTCTTCAGAACAGAAACGCTTTCACTATAAATGTGATGAACTCTTCTCACTCTGCCGTGTCTTTAGATGTAGACTCGGTAGATGCAAACTCTCTCACAATTACTTCGGCTGTTTCCTTAACAGGTCTCAGTGTTACCGTAATAGGATTCTAATGGCAGATACTATAAGTAATGCTCTCAAAGTACCTGAATTATCTTCATCTCCTGCAAATCCTCCTTCAGGGTATTTGGCTATTTATGCTAAAACAGATAATAAACTATATGTAAAAACTGCTGCCGGAGTTGAAATAGAATTAACTAATGTTGCCGGTAGTGGTGTTTCGGAAGCAAAAGCACTGATGGTTTCTTCTTTAAGGATTTAAGAATTTAAGAATCTAAGAATTTAATATGATTATACTTGATTCAACTACAAAAAAACTACAAGCGTATACTTCTGCTACACCAACAACAGACCTTACTTACTATGTGTCTTATATAGATATGTCTTCTTTAGCCGTATCTAATATAGCCTCCAGTAATGGGACTTTTGATGAAACAGAAACAGACATAGTATCTGCTCCAGGTGCCTCTACACAAAGGCAAGTTAAATATATGTCTTTGTATAACGCTGATTCTCAAATTCAAACCGTTACTGTAGTTTTAGATGTGTCTGGTACAAACACAGTTCTTGCTCAAGTCTTACTACAACCAGGTTATACTCTTACTTACAATAATGACGGTAAGTGGGAGATAATCAATGGAGCACAAGTAATGGATGAGGGGTTTTTATTAAGCGGAGTAGCAGCAGAACCTTCTGCTCCATCAGAAGATACTATGTGGTTTTACGCTAAAAACATAAGTGGCAGAATGCTACCTAAATGGAAAGGGCCATCAGGTTTAGACACAGCAGTACAACCTGGTTTGTTTCAGAATAACATTATGATGCTACTTCCACAAATCTCTACCACAATAACATTATGGGGTACTACTAACACATCAGTAGGTACTGTTTCTCACCCCGCGCTTGCTGCTACTAATCTTAGGACTTCAATGCGTAGATGGATATGGACTTCTGCTGCTACTGCTAATGCGGCATCTGAAGGTAGAACAGTAGCAAGTTTAGTTTGGAGAGGAAATTCCGCAGGGTTAGGTGGGTGGTATTATGCTTGTAGATGGGCCATATCTTCTTCCACTGCTAATCAACAAGTGGCAGTAGGACTATGGAATGCAACAGGTGCTACAGCAACTACTACAGTACCCTCGAATTTAACTAACTGTATATTTGTAGGATGGGATTCAGCAGATACCAACTTACAAGTAATGCATAACGATGCTTCTGGTACTTGCACTAAAATTGACTTAGGAGCATCTTTTCCTGCTAACTCTACTACGGCTGTTTATGAATTTATGATGTTTGCTCCCCCTAACGGATCTTCTGTATTTTATCGAGTAGTAAGATTAGACACAGGAGATGTAGCAGAAGGAGAAATTACTACAGACTTACCTGCTTCAACTACGTTTTTAACTCGTCACGAGTATATGAATAATGGTGGCACTGCTGCGGCTGTAATTCTTGAAGTATCTCGTATTTATATTGAAACTGATTATTAAAACTATGAACTGTAAACTTCCACACATATCAGCATTAGATAATTCCCGTCAGTTCTTAATTGATCTTGAAGCAATAGACGACTCTAATAAAATATTAGATGATATCGCTTTTGACTCAATTGTTAAAGAATTAGAACAAGACAACATTAAAGCCTATCAGGTATCTGGTAAACCCTGGTTACGAGATGTAACTAAAGGAGGTGAAATTGCTATACCTAATATAGAGGTTTTAAACAAAATAGATCAGAAAAGAAAAGACTTGGGTCTTTACGAAGATCAGTTGAGTGCTGACTTGTCAGAAGACAGTGACATTATTCCACCAAATGAACAAGTAGGTTATCAATTTAGAGTTGTTAATGCTTTACAATCGGACAAAGTAAGGCAGCCTAAATTAGATAATCTACAGGGATTTTATAATGACCTTCAGAAACAAGGTATACCAAGTCAACAAATAGACTTAGTTAAAGATATTTTATCTGATGTTAAAGGAAGTGTCACTAAGGACGATATTATTAAAGAGTTGCTGTTAAAATACAGTTATGGTGTTGAGATTGAAACATCCAAATACAAATATCCGTATAATGCTTCTGATCCTGATTACGATAGTCAAGGAAATATTATTCACAACGGCGATCCAACTTCTTACTATTCTGACTTAACTGTAGGGCCAATTAAAAACTACAAAGAAAATAATATTATTGTTCCTGGTATTACTCCAAGTATCCGTGCGCACGGACAATTTTCTACAGATAATACTATTGGTTGGACACGGACATGGGAATATGATAGTATTCCTAACACTTTAATTATAGGAGAATTACAGTCGGACTTGTTTCAGAAAAGTAGAGATAAAGGTAATTTAATTTCAGCCGATTCTGAAGATTCTAATTTTGGAATTTTAGAATTAGAAAACGGACAATTTGCTGTTGGATATTCTGATAATACAATTATTAATAAGTTTGATACAAGGGAAGAAGCAATTGAAGAAGCAACAAGATTAGTTAATATAAAAAAAGATAATAATCAAAACAAATTTCTTCAACTCTTAAACAAAGATAATCAATGGGTTACATTCTTCACCCGATCAATTATCCAGGACAGTGCTAAAAGAGGTTATGAAAAAGTACTGTTTCCAACAGGTAATACTGCTGCTAAAATAGAGGGACATACTACTATAGAAGAAGAAGAAAGAACAATTAAAGAAGATATAGAAAAGATAAAAAAAGGTGACATTGAAACATTACGCAATAAGACAATTTCAGAAACCACTTCTCCAAAAGTAGAAAATCAACACGATTACCAAGGAACAACTAAAGAAGGAGAGAATTTTGTAAATTTAGATCGCACAAAGGGTTACAGCGCTCCAAGGCATTTACATAGATTTACATTAGAAGATTTAGACAATCCTAATTTTGAAGAAAGGTATATATATTTTGAACCTACCAGAGATATAGTACATGAATACAGTTACGCGATAAGAGAAAACGGAAAGTATTATAAAAGCGTCGGGTTTATGGAAAGAGAAGAAATTACCAAAGAAGAATTTATTGAGTTGTATAAAGTAGAAAAAGAAAAACTCGATAAATTAATTAATAGCAAATTACTTAAAAATCAAATTGAATACTTAGAAAACAAATTAAAGTATCTTAATACACACGGGTTTGGCGCATTACAACCTATTTTTAAATTCTATGAAGAAACAGTAGGTAATATTCTTAAAAAGAATTATAAAGATAAAGTCAATCGTATTACTGATGAGTATGGCAATCAGTGGTGGGAACTTAATATAGATAGAAGTAGGGATTTAACTGATATAATGTTTCAATTTGAATCTTCTCAACTACCCATCGAAGTAACACCAGAACTAAAGTCTACATTAGAACAGTTTGCTAAAAAACTAAACCCAGACTTTAAAATAGAAGTTCTTGATGACCTACTTAAAACTAAAGGATTAAACGGTATTGCTAACTTAAAGAACTTTTCTATTCAACTTCAAAGAGGTAAAGAGTCAGCCTTAGCCGAAGAGGTAAGTCACTTTCTAATAGAGTTGATGGAAGATTCCAACCCTCTTAAACAAACTATGAGGGACGAGATCACAAGAACTCGACTCTACAAAATGGTTAGAAATAGTCCTGACTACAAGCAAGCCTATGGTAATAACGTAGATTTACTTAAGAGGGAAGCAATGGCTAAACTTGTCAGTTTGTATCTAACTGATAAAGAATTATTTAAATACTATAGTGGGTCTGACTCTTTGGTAGAAAATCTTGTAAGGTGGATCAAAGACTTCTTTAGATGGGTAAAAGGAAAGTCTTCTTCAATTGGTTCTTTTATTAAGGCTGCTGAAAAAATAGTAAACCTTGACACCGAAGGATTAACAAGAGATAGAAACCTTCTTGTAGAGCAAATGTATTCTTTTGGAGAATTTGCTCAAGAGTCTACCGTACTTACTACAGTGGGTAATTTAAATACTCGTCTTTACAATAAGGTCTACATAAATATCAGTGATACAGTACTTGACTCCAGTAATTATTTCTCTGGTTCCGAAAGCGAAAAGAAATCAGTATTAATGGGAGAAAATCCTGAAACACTTAAAGAGTTTTTTGCAAATGCTGACTTTACTCACTTGGGTAGAGAACTTGTAGACAAAGTAAGCACTCAAGGAATTACTAACGTAGAATTTTATACGTCTCTTCCTTATGATGAGGTTTTAGTTGAAAGGTTTGATTACGCTTTTCCTGGAGCAGAGATTCACTTCTTAAATAAAAGACAACTTCTTGAAGATGAGGATGGAAATCTGATAGAAGTAATAACTAACACTACAGAAGACTTCTTGAACAAGTCTAAAGAGTCAGGAGAAAAAGCAGTCTTTATAGATAACAAACCTCCTACCAGAGAATTAAACATCGAGTATAGAAACTATCGAAACAGCAGGGCTAAGGTTTACGAATCTTTCTTGGATAGAATTCGTAGAAAAGATTCTTCTGAACAAGACAAACTAAAACTTGACACTCTAATTCAAGAACTTAAACAAGCAAACAAAGAGCCTCTTGTTGAAAAAATTAAACAAGCGTTTAATATCGTTAAAAGAGAGGTCAGGGGAATTCAATCTTTGGAAAGAAGACTTGAATCTCAAGGTCTTGAAGAAGATGAGTCTATGTCTTTATTTAGAGATGAAGGAGACATTCTTCTTCCTGAAAATAAAGCACGTCAAGGTTTAGATTTACTTGATAAGGTAGAACGCTACGAAGAACTGTTACTGACGTATGTAGGTACAATAGAGTCTGTTACTGAATTTTTTAAAAGGAGAAATGCTTCTAATTACGAAGCAATCAAAGATAGGCTCTTATCAGGAACTCAAGAAAATCTTGACATAGCAATTCAAGAACTTTCGTTTGTTACTAAAATGGGTAACAAGTGGAAAGACTACGTAAACAAACTTAGAGAAGTGATTCGAGATACACCTAACACCAGACTTTTATACGATCTGTTGGGTGATCTGGTTACTCAAATTGATACTTCGAAAGACAAAAGTAGAAGTCTCGCAGTTCAAGTAATAGGTAATAAACTCGCGCCTGCTCTTGAAGTTTATAATTCTAATAGACAAGCGGATGCCAAAGAAATGTCTGAAAGACTTGAAGAAGAAACAGATGAAGACAATAAAAAAAGAATGCAGAAGTCTATTGAATTTCTTGAAAGACAAACCACAGCAGAAGATATTATTGACATTCTCAACGGAGAAGTTAAGGATATAACTCCTTTGACAGTATGGATAGAGCCACTTGCTAATACTTCAGACCCTTTAATAGCGTCCTTGGAAAAATTGCTTATTAAGTCTCAACTTGAAGTAGAAGTAGGTGAAATAGCACAGGCTCAAGAATTAGGAGAACTTGTTACCAAAGAAGAAAAAATAGTTTCTACTAAAGAATGGCAAGACAAAATCTTATACCTTGACAAGGTATATGTATGGGAAGGTTCTGGAGAAGAACGTAAAAGAGTTACTAAAGATGCCTGGACTTTCTTACATCCTTTTAAAAACGAATGGAAGAAAGAAGAAAAAGAAATAGAAATGCTTCAGTTCAAAGACAAATGGGTAAAAGCACTTCAAGACAACAGTGTTAGCGAAGAAAGAAGAGAAGAACTTAAAAAGGAATACTTTAAAAAGAGAGAAGAACTTGAAAACTTTCTTAATTTAAATTGGCACCGTGAGTACTTACCAGAGTACTACTCAAAGTACAATGAACTTACACCTGATGAAAACTCAAAAGAACTTCTTGATGAAGTAAAAATGCTTCAACAGTCTTTGTTTAGTCAAATTGAAAACCTCGCACTTGAAGCAAGGACTCAAGAAGGAAAAATACTAAGAGACACAAATCACAAGATTGAAGTTCTTAAAACAGAACTTAAACTTTTAAAGAACGAATTTTACCCTGACGGTACTCCTAAGACAGGAAAAGAACTTGAGATAGCAAAACTTCTTCAAAAGAAATCTGAAATAGATCGTAGGTTTTATGATTATGACTATGACTATGCTCGCTTTAGAGGAGACTTTCATATTTTTATGGAAACCTTAAACCTTCCAGAAGACGTAAAAGAAACTCTTCGTCTTAAACTCAAAGACAATAACTTTACTGAAGTCTATAGATACGCTCGTAAAAAGAACCTCTTTTCGATTACTAATTGGTTGGATGACAACGCAGTAACCCGGTATCACCCTGACTGGTATGAGCAAAGAAAAAACATATCCGAGCAGATAAGTTCTATTAGTGAGCAGATCATAGACATTACAGGTGCTCCTTATAAAGTAAGACTGAATGAAATATGGCAGGAACTGTTTGGACTTACTTCTTATCTTAGGGATGAAGATGGTATTTTTGATGGTATAATGGCAAGCACTACCGTTCAGTCCAAAGTTCAAGAATTGGATACTGAAATAGAAAGAATCAGAGAATTAACAAGAGAACACAATAAAGACATTAAAACCCCTATCCTCAAGGAGTTAAGAGAACAGTTGTCTGATCTCATAAAAGAGTTGGATGACATTCAATCTAAAAAAGTAACCGATTCTTATAAAGATCACTTTAATGAATTAATACGAGAATCAGGATTCGCTGATATTCATAACAAAGACACCAAAACTATTTGGATAGAAGGTATCAACATTCTTGAATTTATCAATTACGAGTCTTTTCAAAAAACTCTAAAAGAAAATCCAGAGCATCCTTTTTCAGTGTGGTTTAATAATAACCACTTTAGAAAAACTTATTTTGAAAATGGAGATGCTTACAAAGCATGGACACCTACTTACATCTGGTTTAAGATAGAACCTTCTGATAAAAAATACGTATTACTAAGTCCTTCTTTTAAATATTCAAAGAGAATAGTTAAAAAAGAATGGGAAACAAAGAAAACCGAACTTACTTATAACTCTGCTTTGGATGAGTGGAATCCTAAATCTGAAGAATTTTTTAATCCTGATTATAACAAACTTTATTTAAGTAGTGACCCTAAAGACAAGGCTTCTTTAAGAATTCTTAAAGCCCTCACAGACTATCATCTTACAACACAGGCTTCTACGAGTGTAAGAGAAGGACAAATAGGTTACACCCTTCCTTACATTAAAAAACAAATGTACGAACCTGGTTATCTTAAGAGCCTCAAAAGGGATTTCTTTGACACTTCCAATAGATTTGAAGAAGGAGCGGGTAACTTTGACGATCAGGTTAAAAAAACAAACTGGCTTCAAAAAAACAAGACTAAAATTCTAAATTTCTGGAACAATCAGGAGCAAGAAGAAGACACTCAAGAAGAGTCACAAAAAATAATGAGAGTGGCCGTACCATTTACTCATTACCTTGAGCCAGAGAATACTTCGAAGGATGCTTTAATGAGTGTTATCAGATATTCTGCTTCTACCAGAAAAGCAGACAAGATGATGAAAAGCCTACCTCTTATTAACTTGATTGAGGATTCTATTCTTAATTCTCCAAGGATGAAAAAAGGCAAACCTGCAAATCCTAACTCACACAGGATAGCAGCCTTAAAGTTTGCCAAAGAGAATATGATCTATGGAATCAACCAGAGATACGAAGTAGGTAAACCTGTGGAGAACGTAATGAGAACTATTCGTAAAATAAACACAATAGGTTCATTAGGTTTTAATATAGGCAACGTTCTCAAAAACAATCTTCAAGGTAGAATTCAGAATGTCATAGGTGGAACTTTTGGAGATTGGTCTTCTAATAAGTCTATGTATAAGGCTTCGATGAACCCAAAGACTAACTACGCCTGGTATGTATCTCAAGCAGAAAAACCTCTTGCACAAAGAGACAGAGACTATCATATTATTTCGTGGTTAAATCCTTCGATGGACACGAACATTTTTGATAATTTAATCCAAGGCTCTACTAAAAGAAATCTTGGAGACAAGAATATAATGATGTTCAACGAAGTCATGGAGTTTAGTATCAGTGTGAATCTAATGTATGCAAGACTTTATCACGTCAAAGTAGTTAATGAAAAAGGAGAACAGAAACTTCTCTACGATATTCTCGACACCTCAAGTGGTAAAATGACAGTACTTCCAGGGTGGAAAGATAAAAAAACTGGAAGAGCAATTGACATGGACTACATGATGGAAACAAAACTGGCATATAGAACAGTTGCGGAATATGTTCAGGGTAGAGTATCTCAAAAAACCCTACTTAGTTCTACCACAATAGGTCAATCGGTGCTTTACTTTAAGAACTGGCTTATTCCTATGCTTAGAAGAAGATTTGATTCCAAGAGAGCCAACTATATGTTGGGAGAAGATCTTGAGGGTTATTGGAGAGTATTTGGTAGAATGTCTTTACTTATGTTGAGAGACCTTCTTAAAACAGCCAAAGTAAACTGGCATACCTATACACCTCAAGAACAAAGAGATTATGCTATTGCTTTAAAAGAAATAGCATTTATGATTACTTCTCTTATCGTCTTGTCGTTGGTGTTTGGATTTGAAGCAGATGACCCCGATAAGTTTAAGAAACTTAAAAAGAATTCTTTTGCTGAAAACTATGCTCTTCTGATGATGATTCAGGCTAAGAATGAAACAGAAGCACTGTCTCCATTTCCTTTTGCTAATGTGGAAAAATCTTTGGTTCCTCCAGTACTTACTGAAGGTGTCAAGTGGTTTAAGAATCCTACAATAGGTCTTTCTATCATAGACAACACTTGGAAAACAACTAATGCTGCTTTTGATTTACTTTTTGGTAGAGAAAGTGCATATTACGATAGAAACATGCCACAATTTGATATAGAGAAAGGTGATACTAAATTGTGGAGACAGTTTGCTAAAATTACACAGTTTGATGACATTCTTCTAAACGACGACCCTGAACAAAAAATTAGAAGTGTAATCAATAACATGAAACGATAATTAAGACATCATCAAAGTGATGACATAATTTGATTCCGTTTACCTATAAAAAGTATTATTTTTAGATATGAATACAAATTTGATAATTAACCTTGAAGAAACAATTAATAATCTTCAACGTCAGGTTGATGAATTAAAACAAGTAGCAAGAACCACTATTATTCCTTCGTATACTGAAACAGAAAGAGATGCGCTAACCCCTAAAAAAGGTTTAGTAATTTGGAATGAAACTTCTTCTTCTCTTCAGATATACGATCCTGTTAATGAAACTTGGACAGACGCTAACTAATTTATAAACTTTAAAACAAAAAAAAACTAACAAAGATGGCAAACAGACCAGAATGGGTATTTAATTTAGGTACCTACGCAAAGAAAAAAGGTGGCAAACAACCTGGACTTGATCTTAAAAGAGCAACTTTTGATTTGCTTCAGAATCAGTCAATGGTAGCAACTACAGATTGTTGCACTTATTATCCAACATTTCCAGTATTGGTTGTAGCCGATGCTACTGCTCCCACAGAAACAGAGATGGCAGGTGTTCCTATTGGGGGGATATTTATTGCTAAAGAAAGCCTGACTGCTACAGATTGGTACATTTGGATGAAAGACGCTGCTGATAGTGCATTTGACTTTGGTAACAACGCTTAATCTAATTGACAATCCCCCACGTTAAATAGAAGTCAAGCACTACAAATGGAAAACAGAACTCTTGTGGAACTATCTCTCGTTGCTACTCCTGTAATGTTGGGCATTATTGCTTTTTTCTTAAGATCTCTATACACAAGGTTTGGAGACTTGGAGCAAGAAGTAAAAAAATCCTTAATTGATAGCGCGACCTATCAACAGAAAGTCATTCAACTTGAAAAAGAAGTTGAAGAGATCAAAAGGATTGTTTACGAATTCATTAAAAAACACATTTAAAATTTAAAATTTAAAAATTACAACCATGTCTAAATTCGAAGGCGCATATAATTTTATTGCTAAATGGATTGCGATTCAACTTGATAAACTCAAGATTGCTAATCCGGTAGTATTTGTAGTTCTCCAATCTTTGTTGGGTACTCTTCTTGGATTGTTTCTTACCGATACTATTAATCTTCCCAACATCCAATTTCTTGTAAATCTTACTGAAGATTTGGCTACGGATACTATTGTTGTTGGTATTCTTGGTGCTCTTATGGCAATCATTTCACCACGCACCACCGCTCTTAAAAATGGGACTCTACAAGAAATACCGAAAGAAACCAAATAAACCCAACGGTGTAGATACGACTATATCCAATATGATGGGTTATTCTGGATCAGGTTCTACCAATATGTCTTCTAAAGACTATGGTAAAATAAAATCTAAGGGAGGTCTTACTAAGGCCAACCAAGTTGTTAACAAGTATCCTAAAAACAAAAAGAAATGAAAAAAGGAATCACTAAGGTAAAAAGTGTAATGAACACTGATAAACAAAAAACTAAGGGAGGTTATACTAAAGTAAATGCTGTTATGAATACTCCCAAGTATACCAAAAAAGGTAAGGCTTGCTAATTAATTTTTAATTTCTGAACAAAATAAAATTAAGGAAGGCTCCTATCTACTCTAAGATAGGAGCCTTTTCTGTTATCTATTATCTATATTCGTTTAAGTTGTAACAAACAAGTCCGTCTTCAGGAGCATCTAATATGTCAAAAACAATAGACTGATCTGTTGTAATCGGAACACATTTTTTGTCTATATCAGAAGTTCTAATGAACCCTCGCTGATAACCATTTCGATACAAGATACTTAGTTGATCTCCTTCAAACTTATTGGCGAATTCTCGAACAGTCATTTTAATTGTTTCTTTTTTTAATAGAATGGCTTCTTCCATAGAGATGTTGTTGTAATCTCTCTCTTTTTCAAGAACTTCAACAGGAGTTTCTTGCATTATTTTTTCAACCAACTTTTTCATATATAGTTTTTGTCTCTGTTACCTCTACTGGTTGAACCTGTGTCCACACAAGAGGTTCGTTATTTTCCCATGTATAACCCTCTCCTCCTTCGAAGATAATAGGTGTTTGCCAATAGGTATCAGTAGGAACATGACGAATAATAAAAAGTTCGTGTGCAAACGCTCTTAGTAGTTCGTATCCATCTTCTATACAATCTACGTATTCCCACTCATTACTGGCTGCTACTCCTTCTTCTTCGTCAAGCCAGTATAAAATATTATCAAAAGTAATTTGATTAAGTTCTTTCATATTTAAATCTCTATTTCTTTTACAGTTTTAATAGGTACATGATATCTTTTCTTTAATTCGTCTATTAACTCTTTTTCAGTACCCCTTCTTAATAATACACTTTTATTTCCATTAATACCACAATGAATTTCATAGTAAAATAAATCCCAAAACAAAAATCTACTTGAGGCGTAGTACCAGACTTCATCATAGGTTTCAATTCTATGAATTTTAATTTTCATAGTTTATAAAATTTTACAAATTGTTTTACTTGCTCGTTTAAGTACTCCAGATTTTTGCTGTTGTCAAAAACCCAATCCCATTGTTTGTAACTATCAAGTTCTGTTTCACTTGGGTGATTTCCTGATTGTTTATCTGTCTCAGGTCTTGTCACTTTAACTACTATACCACCTCTGTCTTTAACAGCCTTAAGTTCATTTCTAAACCTAAGATCAGAAATTATCCATTTAGGAAGTTCAGGAGGGTGTTGCAATTCATCGTTTTCAGAAACTTCATAAATACCTTTGTTTTTATACCAATAATTATTTTCATAAGAAGACTTGTACTGAGAAAACAAAGACTTAACCCACACATCAGGATGTATTTTTGCTCTAAACAAATCAGTACCGATATACTGTAAAAAATAACGAACAGTAGGTATAAATTCTGTAGTGTTTACATTATAAATACCTACTTCTTCGTACAAATAATTACTATAATCATTTGCTTCTTCCTTTGAAGCAAACAAAGCCTCTCCTTCTTCTTTAAATCCTGACCAGTCTAATTTCCACACTTTCCAATCTGATAATTCTTGTGATTTAACTTCTTCTTTTTCAAGGTCTTTTAAAGAAATACCTGTTATAAGACTTACAATCTCTTTAATAGGAGTTGCAAATTTTTTGTTTTTCCAATCTCCAAGATTGTCAAAATCACCATTCCATTCTACAAGCGAAGTAACTATAGAATCTTTAAACCAACTATCGTCTTTGCAAGTATGATATTGAATCAATTTAGTCAGAGTGTCCTTCCCTGCTGATTTTTTACCATGAATAGCAACTATCATTTTTCAATTAAATTTATTCTTCCTTCTAACCAACCAATATAAAAACTTCTCCAATGAAGTTCTTTGATTTGCTGAAGTTGATAAGTTAGTGTTTCTTTTAAAGTAGGAGGTACAGGCCTGTTACTTTCGAAACTTTCAATAACACTGTCTTCCCAAAGGTATATAATATTTTCTATACTATCTTCAAAAGAAGAGTCCTCTTGTAATTCATCAAATCGTTTTCTTGCATCACCTATTAAATCAGTACTGTTCATTACAATTCTTTTAGAATTTTATCAAATTCCATTTGATTTCGAGTTTCTTCAGAAATCATCTTCTCAAGTTTGGACTTCATTACTTGAAGTTCTTGAATTTGATTTCGAGCACTAAATGCTTCAGTCAGGGTTTCAACATCTTTAAGCCATTCGTTTAAAAGAAACCCACTGATAACAAAGTTGCTCACAGGACTAAAATTTTTAATTGCTTGTAAAAACGCTTGTAGAAAATTCAATTCAGAAATTTGACAAGTATGAAGATTATACCTCTTGCCAAAGATTTCTAAATTAGCGTTTGTAATTAGTTCTACTTTCTTTTTAGTAGAAAGGTTTTTAATCTTGTCTTCAATAAGACCAAGAGTTTCAGTTACTTTACTATCCGTTAATTTGTTTACCATTTTCTAAAATTAAAGTTCCTTGATATATTTTATGTGGTTTGGCATAGTCCAATCGTGCCCATCGTCCTCCATTATTTTCTACTGCTTCTTCAAAAGTATTGTAATAATATTCAGAAGACTGTGTGTAATATGAATTTTTTAAAAAATCTGGATGAAGACCTAAACTTGTGTCTCTAAAAAACAAACCGTCTTGTTCGACAATAATAAGATACAAACTATGGTAATGTTTATCTTTTAGATATTTTTCCATCAAATCTTCTACAGTAACAGCCGTTTTATCCCAAACTACTTCTTTTACTTTACAGAACCTTGTGTCTTCTTCCAGTTTATCATATAGATAAACAAAGTTTTTATCCTCTTCTAACTTAGATTTAATAGAAGATAAAGAAGAAACAAAATAAAAGTCACCGCCTTGCCTAAACCAGTATTTTTTACCCAAGAGTTTCTGCTCTTGTTTTTCCTTTGAGTAAGAAAGAAATCTTTCATAAGTGTCAAACTTACCCATGTAAGTCACTTCTTCATTTTTAGCAGTCAAGTATTTCCATCCGGGAGTCATGTCTTTTACTCCTACTTTACCTTCTTGTAATTTAGTAAAAGCAACCATTTGAGTATATTCAGGAGCATTTTCTGGAACAAGAACAAGTTCTGTGCCACTCCATCCATATACAAATTTTCCTTCAAGTCCTTTACCTTTGATTGAATTAGTGTTCTCCAAGATGTAAAGAAGATTAGGAATACTTATTTCAAACTCAAAGCCTCGTGGATCATATATCCTGCAATACGTATTACGAGGATTCCAACTATAATTCTTTCCACCTACTTTTTTGTTTAACACAAATCCTTCAACAGGAGTGTTATCAAAATCATCTGCGTCTATTGTATTATCTCGCCAACTATTCCAGGATGCCTCTTTTCTAAGAACTTTTTTGTTATCCCAATAGATAACATAGGCTAATTTATTTGTGTAGGTATCTGTTCGTTTCTGATAACCTACTTTAATTTTTTCTGGTATAAATATGTTAGTGTTCATGTTACTTTTTTTCTACAATATATCTAAGTGAGATAAATCCTCGGTAGTTATCACACCAGCCGTATTCACACTCACCAGGTCTGTTTCTATAAAAAGCAGCGTATTCACCCTCATCCATAACTCTACAAACGTGTTCAAGAGGAGACCAATGTTTCATTTTTACAAGTTTATCAAACAAGTCTATGTCTTTCAGGTAGTCATTTGACTCATTAAGATAACTAATGCGAGCAATTCTTGCACACGCTACCTTCCTACAGATAGTATCATAGTCAAGTTCAAATTCTTTTTTAACATTCTCTGGATCAAGAAAATCTCGTAAAGAAGAATAATCTGGTTCCAAAGGAATATGCCACTCTCCCTCTTCAAGAGTTAATGGACTGCTTTCATGGTAAGCAGTATACATCATTTCCGCTAACTCCTGAATTTCAGGTTGAGCAGTTGATTCATTAATCAAATTAAAATCCCCATCAAACTCTGGATACCAAGCAAGTAAGTCTTTCTTAGAGAAGAAGTTCTGTCCTTTGTATCTGTATTTAGGACACCTCAAATTAAAAAAGTTCCACCATTCAGTACCAGTCATAATCATTTCTTGATACTCAAAAGGCTGAAGTAATCTACTTGCGTGTTGTTTGTGTACATTATATCTACCAAGTGTTTCTACTGTTTCAACTACTTTATCAAAGCATTCTTTCCATACACGGTCTGCAAGGTTATCATACAAAGGTTGTAAGACTTCTTTTGCACTCATTCCTTTTTGATCCTTAGTAAAAGGACTTGGTACATAAAGTTCTTCAATGGTATCCTGAAGGTGTTTTTCAAGATTACGTGCTCTGGAACTTGCAGCACTATATGAAAACATACGGTGCCTAAGTATCTCCGCTTCAATGATTCGAGGAAACTTAATCCTATAAGTTATAATTCTGTCTCCTGTTTTAGTACGAGAGTCTGCTAAAATTGTTGCGGTAGTAAAGCCCATAAAATTATTTTATTAGATGAATGTTTTGCCTTTCTTTCGTTAAGCACCCTTCCTGTATAGTCAAACCAAGTATCGTATACGTCATTATAATATCCTTGTATATAAAAATTACCTGTTTCTCCACCAAATGCTCTACGTAATCCTTTGTGGTAGTAAATTATAATAGGAGCGTATACAGGAGGTAATTCTTCTGCTGGTTTAAACCCAAGAGTCATAGTCACTGTCTTCATTGTCGTATACAGTATTAATATTAATATGTCCAAAATAAAAATGACCATTTGAAATCCAAGCATCAAAATCAGTTTCAAACGTAACTATGTACATTCCTTCTTCTGTTTCTACTTGTTTTTCAGTATAGCATTTGTCAATATTAAGCATCTCTACAGGTAGAATACCAATAAGACCCGCATCTACCCAATATTTCCTACCATAATTATCAAAATAAGTACCGTCTCCATAGGCTGTACCACCTACTAAACAATCGTGTCCAAAAATATTTTCTACAGATTCCGATTGAAAATAATCTGTTTGTTCTAATATTTGATCCCAAGATTTGTTAAAGATATAACAAGGATCTCCAATGTAATAAGTACCCGCTTTAAATGTCATCTGGTGTAAGATTTAAAATGCTATTTTTTAATGCAAACACTTCTATATTTTCTCCACTGTGTCTATCAAAACTATCTGTTACGTTATAATCAACTTTTACATTGTCTGCTGCTGTTTTAAGAGCAAGTTCCCATACAGATGTTAGAATTTCTTCGAAGTCAAGTTTTGTTAGATAGGTATTTTCCAAAATATCATCTTCATCAAAAGTAACTCCCATTCCAGTAAGTATTTTTTCAAAGTGTCTGTTCATTATCTAAGGCTTCTTTTAAAGATTCATACTCTCGTCTTGTTTCATACGAAGCAAGTACACCATTTTCTACATTTCTTGCTTGCCACCACAGTTTAACTTCTGGCCAAGATTGTCCACATTGCCATATCCATACGTGCTCTTTTTCAAAACCTATACTATGTTGGGGTATACTTTCTTTGGTAACTCTTTTAGCGAGAATATCTGCGTTGTCAAAAATAATTTTATAACCAAGTTCAACAGCATAATCCCACAATTTTAAATCGTCTCTCATTTTACTTTTTTAATTACATCTCCTTTAGTATAAAGAGGTTGATAACGAAAATAAACAGTAATAATATTTTCAAATACAGACTCCCACATATTAATCTGGAAGTTAAATCTCACGCTTGTAACAAGCATTTGTTTCATAGTTTTTTCAATATTCCTTTAGATGCGTTAAAATATACTTTTCCTCGTATGTCTTCAGAAAACGCTTTAATAAACCCTTTCTTAAGACTTAGATTAAGTTCTTTACAGGCCCTAACTTCAATGTCGTTTTGAGGAACATACCTGTTAAATTTTAGACATACTGAATTTTCATCTTCATCAATCCCGTCAAAATTAAATATATTTTGAAAGGGAGAGATTTCTTCCTTAAATCTCTCCCATTCTTCTTTATTGAAATTCTGAAGTGTAATCCAGTAGTACGAACAATATTTATGTTCTGGATAATTCATTGTACCACTTGTTTTACATCATAAAGAAAATACTGACGAAGCATTTCATAAATTTCAGAGTCTCGTCTAAAGCAATCTTTAACAAGAGTCTTACTATACTTGGATTGAATTGTGTTGTAGATATAAGATGGGTGCATGTCGCAAATAGCCTCTATTGAAAGTTTTGTAGTGGAAAAATGCTGACCTCTCAATCTCAAACGATACATTTTATGGTTTTCTTTATTCCAAGTACCAGCAAACTCAAAAAGCCTTTCAAAAGTAGAATCAAATTCCTTATCTACAGATTCTTTTAGTATACCTATGTTCAATAAATGTTGTTTCAATTGTTTTTTAGAAAAAGAAACAGTTGTATCCAGGTTTTTAAGTTCAGTTTCTATTTCTGACGGTACGCGCACCCATTTTGTAACTATAGAATTTTTAATTCCCTGTGCTTTAAGGTCTTTAGTAATAATCTTACTTACTTGAAGGTGAGTAAGATTTATACCTTGTAAAGCAAGATTATGCTGCACATCAGCAGTAGTAGCATTTCCTTTGCTTTCAATGAGAGAAAGCAATACGTTTTTTACTTGTTCTTTCATTTATCTATTCCTTTTAAAAATATGTTTCCTATACGACTTGGTATATATTTATATGTAGTATCTGTGTAGATAACTTTTGTTAAAACACTCCATTCACTTGACCAAACTCTGTTACTACTATTTAAGGTTTTAAGCGTTTCATATATTTTAATACAGTCTTCTGCATCTTGTTTAAATTCAGTTTCCAGTTGTTTCTGAAGTTTCTCTAATAGTTTCCCCATAGTTATTGATTATCCGCAACAGTTTTTAAAAGTGCATCAACTATATCACGCACAGACCACTGTCCTTTTTCTTGAGCAAGTCTTTCAATTTCTTTTGTGGCTTTACTTGCAAGTTCAGATTCAAAATTAGCACACAAATCTGCCCACCTACCAAGGTTTTTAATTTCGTGAACTTGTGCATAATAACTGGCATTTTTCATTACTTTGGAGTGTTGTTCTTTCCAAATTAACCAGAGTCCTTCTCCAACTCCATCTATTTGATATTTGTCGAAGGGAATATATTTTCTCCCTTTCTTAATGTAGTAAACTTCAGGTTCTATTTTCATTTTGTTACGTCTATTGTTTCAAGTTCTTCAATAAATTCTTCATCATAACCTCTGGATAAAAGCCATTCTTTAAATAAATTCCACAACGATTGTTCGTTGATAAACTCATCCAATAACATTAGATACTCTTCTTTTTGTGTCATTTTATTATAGTTTAGTTACTTTGATTCGATATTGTTTTAGTTTTTCAATTCCACTTAAATCTCTGTATTCGTTCAGATAGACTACTTCGGATATTCCTACTTGTGCCAAAAGAGATGCACAATGGAGACATGGATTGTAATTACAGTAAATAACACAGCCTTTAAGAGAAATACCATGTAATGCTGCTTGCGCTACAATATTTTCTTCTGCGTGAAGCACTTCTGGCTTTGTATTACCGTTTTCATCTTCTAAAGATTCATCTCCATATCTACTAACAGTACCGTTGTATCCTGTGCAGACTATTCTCTTGTCTTTAACTGCCACAGCCCCTACTTTGAGTCTATTTCCTTTGGACATTTCAGATGTTCTGATAGCAACATCCATGAAGTAATTATTCCATTTGTCTTCGTGAGGCTCAATCTCTAAATAGGTAAACACAGAGTCTCCTATTTTCATTTCCTTTTTTATCATCTGTTAGCAAGTTCTCTTAAACACTTCAGTCTTTCCAAGTGGTTTTCAATATTGGCTATAATTTCGTCAATTTTATCTTTAGCATGATAAAACTTGTGAGTAGAACCTATTACTTGTTCGTTAGTAGACATATTTATCAAAGTATGACCATTAAGCCCTGGTTCCGAAAGAAGCCATACGGGTGCAAGATTTACCTTTTTGGGGTTAAAGGCAAGGTCTTCTTGAAGAATAATCAAATCTCCTCTGTTAAAATAATTCATTGTGTTTGTCTTTGACTTTGTTTAAAACTCGCAATTAGTATAATAAGGTTAAAAACAGTAAGTGCTAATCTAAATCCCATGTTACCGTTAAACAGTCTTGGTACTTTAATACCAAAAACCGAATAATAAGCACCAGAATTAACATTGGTACCTTGATAGTACCAGGAATGACCTCCAAGAATGTTGATAAAAAACTTTTGAAAGAACACCGCTGGAGTGACAAGTAAAAGAAGTCTCCACCACTTTTTAGGGTTGTTAAGAAACATTCCAAGTGTCTGGAAAGATTGAGCAAGCAAAGTAAAAAAATGGATGTCAACAAGTAAAAAAGGAAACAAAAATCCTAAAAAAGTCAACAAAGTACTTAGTAAAGATCCAATTAATGACATCCACCATAGAAAGTTATTAGACTTTTTTACTTTTTTTCTTTGTCTTTTAGTTCTTCTTAGACTTATCCAAGTAAACAGTAAAGTAAAAACCAACCCCACAGGTGCTAACCAGTCATACTCTCCGTAAAAAGAACCATTCATTATTCCTGAAGAAGCCCTGCTTAGTATAAACGCAGACTCTTCAATTGGTAGTATTTTTTGCATAGTAAAAAATTAAAAAAGGAGGACATCTTACGACATCCTCCCCACATAATTAAATCTCACAATGATGAATACTTTTTAACTTTTAATCTTTCCACTCATTTTTAAACATAAACCAGAGTGTGCGTTTACGCCACTCATTAATTTTAACACCTCCGCCTGTTTCCATCCATTGATCTGCTGCTTTTTTATTACCATCTTCATAAGTCCAAGATTTAGTAATAACATTGTAAGTAGAAACTCCAAGTGGAGTTTTCAAATCTACTACAATAGCATAGACCACAACTGTGTCATTAACACTCCCCGTAGGAGTGAGATAGATAGTCGAGTCTTTTTTTACTTGTTGAGACTGACCAGCATTAACAGTTGCATTAGAAGGTGTTTGTACAGGTTTACCAGATTGCCCATGAAGAGCAACTGCACACATTAGAAAGATAATACTTAGGTACTTCATTTAATTGTAAATGTTTTAGTTAGAAAAACTTGATTGAATTGTTTATTATTGAAATCTACACCTAAAGACCATCCTTTATATCCCACTCCTGTGTAGAAATTTAGTTTATCACTAAGTCCCACTGTCAAAGACCAATCTGGAATTTTAGGTATAAACACCTGTTCTTCCTGAATAGTTGAAGTACTATCGGTATAAAGTGTGATTTGAGGGTTCAAAGATACAAGTTCTCCCATTACTTCAGCGCTATAACTAAATTTATATTTATCAGTTTCTACCGAATCAATATAAACGTTATAAGGAACCATTAACTGTCCAGAATCAGAATACACAGAGTCTTGAATTACCATCCATTTGGGAACTTCTCTTTCCACGTATTTGACAACGGGAACAGGTACTCTTAATACCACAGTATCTAAAAGAGTATCTGTGTGGTGTTCAATCCAAGTGTTGTTGATAATCTTTGATTTTTCAGGGACATATACACATCCTTTGTCTGTAAACCAAAGACATCCCAAGAACCCTATGAGTCCTGAAATAAACCAGTTAATTAGTTTCTGCTTCATACATATAATAAGTTGTGCCGTTTACTTTATAGGCAGCAATCACATTAGTGGAGTATTTTGCCATCACAACATCTGCTCTGTCAATACCTAACTGACGACTGATTTCTTTTATCGTAAATCCACTGTCTTTATTACGTTCGAGAAGACTTACAACTTTATAACGCTTGGGACATCTGCAATTATGGCAATTATCACACTTGCTCATAAATATAATATACGGATTTATTTACTTTATAAGCACCAATTTTATCTTTATTTAAAAAGACCGTGTGCCAAACATCTCCTCGTGTTACTTTAAGTTTTTTAGTAATAGCCTTTGTTGTAAATCCATATTTAGAGTTTTCCTTAAGAAACTCTACAATTTTAGATCGTTTTGTCATAATTTAAACAAGTTCAAGATTCGTGTTATCGTTGTTATCTTCTTCCTCTTCTTCAAAAGTATCTGTTACGATATTAAATTCGTCTTTAATATCCTGAATTTTATTTGCAAGTTGTCCATAAGTTTTACACTCTTCCAACTCTCGGATAATCTGTGTTAATAGGACTTCAAAGTTGTTCATTTTCTTTTTGTTTAGATAGATGTAAATACCTGACGCTCTAACTCTCTGTGATAAAAACCATCCCAAAGATTATCCCATTCACTTTTATGTCTAAACTCTGATTTTCTGTAGTTAAATATAGGAACAACATCTTCGTCTGTCATCTTATCATACTCCTTCTGAGTAAGAAAAACACAAGTAGAAACATTAGGCCCGGTGCTATTCCAATTTCCAGCAGCCCAAACATGGTCTTTAATTAGTTTTTGCGATGCTCTTTTATCTGTTTTTTTTATTGTTTACGATTAAAATAAGCGTTCCAAAATTGAGTACGTTCCTCTTTATTAAAAACGTATTTAAGAGCACGAGCGAGTGCTATTTTTCTACCTGTTTCTTTTACAAAGCGATCATTTTCAGATAGATAACATGTTCCCTTGCAAAACTCAACAAATCCTTGAGTTTCTATAATACAAGTTGTTACTTTATTTTCAAAGTATTTAAAAGTGATCCAGTAATCTACATTATTGATATTGACTTTCATACACAAAGTTTTAAATTAATATGATATTCTGCGCAAACATTATCCAAAACAAACACGAGGTTTTCAAATTCTGAATAACCTTGAGACTCTTCGAGAGAGTCTATAAGTTCCTGAATTTTGGGTATTTCATAAATAGAGTCTTTCATAAGACGATCTACAAAAGCAGCCTTATAAAAAGAAAACCCTACTGTGTCCAGAGGGTCTACATCAGTAAAACAAATGTCAGTTAAATCAATCGTTTTCGTGTACATCTTTAGGTGTTTGATACACTAGACTCTTAAGAACTTTTCCGTCATGGCGTTTAATCACATAGATGCTCCCAACGCGCTCCCAATAGCACTCAATAACTTGACCTGGTTTATCCCAATGCTCTCCTTTAAGATACGCATTAACTGTTTCTTGAGCAGTTTCTTCTGTTGTGCAGAATTTAGACCAGTTACTCATAGAAACACGGTTGGCATATTCTTCAAATTCTTCAAAAGATATACCATTGAATACCAAGTTGTTGACTATCATCCACATCAAATCTACACATCCATCTTTAACCCCATCTCGATCTTCTTTAAGAATTGCTTCTGTCAACTCATCAGTCTCTTCTTTAATCAGTTCAACACCAAACATCTGTTGTCCTGTGGTACCGTTAGATTTAACTCCTGCTGTTTCCAACCAATCATAAACATCTTTAATCATTTTCATTACGCAAAGATTTTGTTAATATAAATATCGTTTTCACAATCAAAAAGTTCACAAACGTAATAACTACCTATTTCTACTTTGTTAAAAGTTTCTTCACTTACATATACGTCTAAATATATCCCGTTACTAAAACTTAGTGTTAAATAATACCGTTCGTATTCATCCTGGTAGATTTTTCGAGTGAGAAGTCCTCGTTCTTTATAGGGGATACACTCACAAAAGAAAATATAATACAGCACAATAACAATAAGCAAAAAAAGAAGAAACGTGTAAACCATACCATTATTTTAAGTTAAAGAATCTTTTTTGTCTTTTCAATAATTTCAAGTCTTAGTTTGGTCAGTTGTTCGTTTTCATCTTTACCAAGAGCACGAATATCCATCACCTTATCTAAACCCCACTTAAACACATCATAGAGTTCTTTACGATCTCCTTCTGTAAATCTTATTGTTGTTTGTTTAGTTACAGAATCCCAATTTTCTATTGTGATACTATAATACTCAAACAATCGTTTTGCCAAATAGATCACATGCAGTTGATTGTGGAGGTTCTCTTCTGGTAAAGTAGGATAACAATTTCTCAAATCCCATCGTACACATCTAAAACGTCTACTTACAAGGTGAGCACAATGACTTCCAGAAGGCTCAAGATGAACTCCAGTAGAGTGGCAAATAGGAGGATAAATGTTACGAACCAGTCGAGAAAAAATCATATCTAATTTTTTCTCTGTAATACGTTCTCTTTTAATCCTTCTTTTCTGTTTTGCCTTTTCTTCCTTAGTTTTCTTTTTGTTCTTCTCTGCTTTTGTAGCACAATTTTGACAACACTTTTTCCTATTACCATCTATGGTAAGGGTTTTCCATAGTGACGGAAAACCCTTCCCACATAGTTGGCAGATTTTAAGTGTTTGTTTTTTTTGACGTGTCTGCGATTGCATTATGCAACAACGTTAGCGTTAAAATAACGAAGGAGAGATGCAATTTCTTCAGGGTTTTCTACCTTTTGAAGCATGGGTTGCATCACTTTAACTACTTCTTCGTGTTTAAAGTATTCCTGTGCTTTAGTCTGTTTTACTCGAATAGAGTGTTTCAAAGGTACAGGATAAACTTGTTCGGCAACAACATTATATTCAATACCAATATATTCTGTTGTTGTAGTTTGTTTTTCTCCTTCTTTTTCTTCTTCTTTAGTGATGACTACGTGACTAAACCTCATAATATTAGAGGCTCCTGTAGGTGTAAAGAAAGTGACGTGGTACCCTTCTTCAGGGATACTCATAGTTGTTTTAATATACATATAGTAGTTATTTAGATAAACATTTTTCAGCCTCTGGCTTATGCCTAAGTATTTCTTTAAGAAATTCTTTTACTTGCTTGGGATCAATTCCAATTGAGTTTACTGTAGAGTTTCCATAATGATATTGGCTTAATTCTATTGTACCATTGTAGTAAGCAACTTGAATTGGTTGCTCTTTCCCGTTGTGGAAAACAAAAGAAGGCACTGTTACTAAATCTGTCATAATTCGTTAGATGGTAAATTAACATGTAATTCTTCAGCGGCAAATATATATACCCTTTGCATAAAGTCTGACATTTCTTGTTTGTTTAATTTAGAGGTCTCTGGTGGAATAGAGTAAGTATGTCCGTCTATTTCTTTTTCTTCGCATCCCAAAAACTTGCATTTCAACCAGTATTTGACCACTTCATTATCTTCTCCTATTTCACTGCTAATAATATTAATCCACTTATGAAACAAAGCATTTTGATTCAGAGACCTTTTGCGAGAGATAGTAATAACCATTTCTGCATTTAAGGGAGTCTCTCTAAGAAAAGAATAATACTCTCCCTTAGGAAATTCTAAAGAAGGTAATCCTTCTCTTTCTTTTCTAATTGCTTTTAGGGTTATTTCGTTCATTCTTTTCTCTTTTAATATCTACCCAAAGCACAGCCTGTAAAGCAGAAGCAATTATTTTATGTTCGACTGCTTGTTCTTGAATAATAAGTTCAAGATCACGATACCTCTTTGGAGTAAGATAAATTCCAGGAATCAAATCTTTTTGAATGTGAGTATCTATAGTAACGTGATTCGAAGTTGTTGGGTAGACTATGTTGTGATAGAAATTTTTAGTCTTGGGGCCATTTAATATTTTTTGTATGAATCTGTCTTTTTCATCATCAGAATGAACCAAAACCATATCTGAGAATAACTGTGTTGCTCTTTTCTTTTGAAGACTGAACGTACCACAGTTTTGACATTCACACCACTCTCGCACAAGTCTTTGGTTCATTTCCCAAGATTTCATTGGGGAAAACAAAGCAGTAAGACCTGCTACTAATCTTATAGGTAAGTCGTGCTCTTTTGCAAGACTTTCACAAAAACTATTTGCTCTTGGGTACCAAGAAATACCCTCTTGTAAAACTTGGGGAGAGGCCCCTAAGAACCTCTCCCTTATTTTATTCTCGATTAAATTGAAACTCATCTAAAAGTGATTAAACTTTAATTACGCGATCAGAAACATCAGGTACCATTACTTTAGAAATATTGGAAAACATTTCTTTAAAGTTAATATCAGGAACTTCTTTTAAAAGGGTGTGTTTAATTCCTCCTACGGCAAAGTTATCTTCATCGGCAATAAGAGACTGAAGGGTTTGTTGGTGATCTTGATACAATTGTTCAATCATATCTTCGATTTCAGGAGTCAATTCAAAGTCGTTAATTTCTTTAATTTCACAAAGAGGTGTGAGTGCTTGAACGCGAAGTTTAGAATTATCGCTGTACGGAGCATGAAGTACGTGCATCGGGTTGAATATAACAGCCAAACGTACATCACCATATCCGTAGTCATAGTAACGACCAGAGTGAACATGAAGTCCTGCACTACATTCGGTGGATGAAAAATCACACTCTTCAACTGGAAGTCGTGATTCTTTACCAAGATAGTATTTCATCCTTCCGTTTTTACCGGAATGTACACTTTCATAATCTGTGTTACTGCCCATATTTGCGTATAGTTCTTTCAAGCTACCTTCACAAGAACTCCCTACGGCGTTTGTTAAAGACAGTTCTCCATAAACGTTTTTAAAAACATTTACATTAGTGCTTTTTTTGGTTTTACGAATTCTTTCGTAATTTTCTTTTACGAATTGATTGAGTTCTGAATTAGAGTTTAACTTGTTTGCACGACGAAATGCTACTACAAAACCTTGTTTCGTAATAAGCATTTTATTAGCCCTCACATAATTATAGAAACTTTCTCTTGATTCAGCAGTTCGAATTAGAGAAGTCCATGCCCAAAACTTATCGAGTTTAGCAAGTTCCTCTGTACTTTCAGAGTCTATGCAAAACTTGATTCGCTCTGCAAGAACACGAGGAATAGCAACAGGAATTCCAACACGAAACAATTCATTTTCTTCCCAATAAAAATCAGGATGTTCAACCTTGATTTTATTGTTACTCTCAACGATTACATCTACTTCTCGTTTAATCTCTTCAGATTTTGGATAAAGAAGACATACGACTTCTTCTGGAGTAGGATTCTCCAGGTTAATAATTTGTACTGCTACTTCTTTTGGACAGTTAGCAGTAAAAATGGTTCCGTCATCGAAAATAACGGTAATGGATGAACTTGAATAATTTACTTGCATTTATCTTTTAATTGAGTGAACATTCTTTTGTAATAATCTCGACCTTTCATATAAGAAAGAAACGTAGTAAATTCCTTGTCTTTATGGTCAACTACTTTAAGAACGGGCCTTAACTTTAGTAATTCAGATTTTACAAACTCCCACTCCTTAAGAATAGGTTCATCTAACAAGTTATTAGCCTTAAAAGTTTCTACCAGAGACTTCATCACCGAGTCATTGTTAAAAGCATTTCGTTTCGCTAAATACTTTTCTATGTTCAGCATTGATCTCTTCAAAGACTCGTTTCTTAGTCGACTTCCTTTAAAATCCAGTTTTTTATTGCCTGTAGAGTAACTATATGTTGCACACTTTTCCCACAGGTTTCCAACAGTACCTTTTAGGTCTTCATATATTATATAAGCAGTGACCCACTTTTTTGCTAATTTAGTGCCACCTTTCATAAATTTTTCAACGGTCATTGCGTTTTTCACCTTTTCTAAAATTTTTGCATCTGCTTGCGACACTCGTGCAAGAATAAAATTAGATTTTTTATTAAGAGGGTATAAACTCTCAAGTTCAGACTTTCGAGTACCATAGATAATTAACTTCTTAGGTAAATTATCTAAAGAGAAAGATTGTGGAGATGTCACATAATCAAATCTGTTGTCGTAAGGTAAGTGAAGTACTAACTCTTCTGCACTACGATTTATAGACGTTCTTGATCCTTTTTTATTAGTACTTTGAAATTTCTCTATTTCTGGAAGATAGTTAGAAAGTCTGTTTGGAAAAGTATCTTTTACTTTTTGACACTCTTGCTGAATCCAGGTTATACACTCTCTCCATTTTTCTCTTGGTACACTATATGTCTTTAAGTAACGGTAGTAAAAATTCCAAAGTTTTAAATCTTGTTTTTCAGAAAAGAAAGATCTATACCCAGTTTGTTTGTCTCTAAAATACTGCTTGTGAATGTTCTTAAAAGGAATATCCAAAAAAACATCTTTAGATGAAAAATGACAATATCCTGACGAAGGTTCTAATTTACTGTACCGTTGATAAGTACAATAAGGTAACATATATCCTATAATATCAAACGCTACCTTAACAGTAAAGTAGTCATTTTGAAAATACTTACGTTCTTTTATTTCAAAATACTCCATTAGGGTAACTAATGGTTTTTTATCAATACGAACTTCTACCTCACCTACTTTTAGAGACCGTATGTTTTGATCTAAATACTTATAATAGTGAACAATACTATCAGTTGGTGTTTTTATCAACCCTACTATTTCTTCTACAGCCTTACGAGTTTTATCTAATATTTTCTGAATTGTAGTATCATCCAGAACAAGATTTTCTCGTGAAGGAGTTGGAACTAATCCGTCATTAAGACCAAATTTTATTCCAAAAGGAATATCTACATTAGGTAAACCCAAGTCTACAGTATTGATTGTGTACGCAACTTGATCTAATACGATATGAAATCCATCTAAAGGTAAAGTAGACCACAAAAAGTTCTCACCCTCAATAATCTTTCTTTGGTTAAAGGATTCATTAGAAGTGTGAACACCTTTAAAGTATACCAGCGTTTCTTCTAAAGCGTTATTCCAGTTTGAATAATCTCCAGATTTAATAGGTACTGTAACCAAAGTACCATTTGATTCATCACACTCTGTTTCGGATACTTTGAGAACTTGTTTTTTAGAACCGTTCTTTTGAATGATCCAGGTTCTCTTTACTTTGTCTTTAACACTTTCTATAGTAAATTGAGATGTATAACTCAAAGGAGAATAAATACCAATACCGAAACACCCTAAAGTGTTAGCAGATGCTTCTTTTGTAGAAGCACCTGCCTTGCTTATGGTTTTCATTCTTTCGTCATCAATACCCTCTCCACTGTCCTTTACCCAAAACTTATACATATCAAGACCTACTGCAATAGGACTGACTAAACTATCTACTCCTGCTTGTACTTGAGTATCAAGAGCATTTGAGCAAAGTTCTCTAATAGTAGATGCTACAGGAAACTTATAATTTCCTTCAAGTAGCATCCAAAGAACCTTGTCTAAATCTGCTTGATCTAAAGATACATCCGAGGTTTCAAAATTTCCTTTGGTTAGAACATCTCCCTCTCTGTTTCTTTGTATAATCATATTTCTTCAAAAATAAATTTAGGTGGTAATGAAGGAATTCTAATACTATATCCGTTTTTTACACTAACTACAGTAATAGAGTTTACTAAATTATTCCACCAGTTATAAGATTCTTCATCTCGAAATGTTAACTCTACTTCTTCACAACCTTTTATAGTTTGAATACCTAAGTACAAATCATTCATTCTTTTTTGAACTAAACATTTAGCCTGCGCTAAAGAAAGATTCTTATAAGTACCACCTGCTAAATATCCAGCAACTAACTTAGGGTTACCTAATAATTTAAAGGCTGAGGTATCTTGTAATGTTTCGTTACCTAAAACAAACATATACTATGCAAGAATTAGTTTATTTTGGGTAATCTCTTCGTATGCGTCTATAAAGAAGGTTTGAACACCTTGTTGAGTTTGGAAGTAATTAAAGGGGTGTGTATCTTTAATAGCGTGTGTAAAATGCTGATACAGAGAGTTAAGACTTTCCGGGTTGTAGTCGTATTTAAAAGAGGGTTCTTCCAACTCTTTACGAATTTTAGACACTTGTTCCGGGATAAGTAGATTTTCTTCAAAGATAGCACGACCTGCAAGTTCTGCCATTTCTCTGCGAGTCAGATTAACGTAGTCAAAAGCATTCCAAATAGTCTGTGCGTTAGTAACTTGACTTGTTTGAAGATCAAAAACTCCTTTAAAGAACTCGTACATATCTTCTCTAACACCAGTTACATGACGCTCTTGTAGTTTGTAAGGAGCCATGATTTGAAGATTATAACATATCCAACTAATTGCACCACCTCCGCAACGAAGAGAAAGAGTTTTATTATAAGAGTTCAAGACTGCTACTTGAAACCCAAATTTGGGATTCCCTGTATCAAAATGAAACCTCATTCGTTGAACTTCACCTTTTTGTTTTGTGTCAAATTCTTCTTTACGAAGGTAAAGACCCTTGTAACTTACAAATTGGTCAATCGTGTCAAAGATAAGAGCAGAAGAAACAGGTTTATAGTGACTGGTTTCTTCTGGAACTGGAATTGAAATAAGTTCTGAACGTGTAGTAGTCATTGTTTTAAATTTTAAATTTTAAAAATGTCGTCGATTTTTTTGAAAGGAATATAGTTGGTCAGATCATCCACGATACATTGGATGAATTGATCCCATTCTGTAATACCTGTAAACGTCATTATGCTTTGATTTGATGTTCTTTAATAACTTCTTGAAGTTCGTCCTGGAGCATCGGGGACACTTCAAATTCTGTAACATAGTCTTCTCCAATTATCATGTTGTCTACGTCAATTACGGTGACTTCAAGATGCGTGTTTGAATGAACTTCTGCTACATTTCCTCCACTAACCAGTATAAGAATTTTATTGCTTTCCATCTACAATCAGTTTTATTTTGTCCCACAAATTATTAAATACTTCTGGATAAGTCTCTTCTCCATGTTCCAATAAAGATGGAGATATTACTTCTCTCCTAAGAAAAAGATCATTACCATTGTCTTTGTTAATATAGATACAAAGCCAATGACTATCTCCTTCGTAAAAACGCACTACACAAGGAAATCTTTTTCCTTGTATGCTAAATTCAACTTTATAATATTTAGGTATCATTATTAGTTTTTAAACGACGAAACGATTTCTTTCTCTTTGTCTTTGCTATACTTATAATTAAGAATTTCATCTTGTGCAAACCAAGTAATATCATATTCTCTTGGGTCATCAGGAATATCATCTACACCAAAGTATTCATTGATAGTGTTTTTAAGATATTGTTTTCCAATATCTTCTTTTGTTAGTACCGCATAAATATAATTGCGGTATTTTTTACCCTTAATAGTTATAAGTTCAGGTATACCTAAGTCTTTAAGTTGTTCTTTTCGATACATTTTAGAATATTCTGACTTCCAAAATTTACTGTAAGAACTCTCATAAGACTTAAGATTGAAGACTATACAATGTTGATTTTTACCAAACCAGTAATCATCGAAATAATACTTATTGGTTCTGACCCACATTAAATAATCTTTGAATCTTTTTTTACCCTGGTTTATATCAAGATAAAATCTTTTAGATTCGTTATAGGCTCCGTTAACATCGAACACTAAAAATAAATGATGACCTTTTTCAAATCCTTTGGCTCGGTAATACATTATATCTCCTATCCCTACATGAAGTAGAGAATTTAACATGGAATATCCAAGTCCATAATTTGTTAAAGAGTCCATTTGTTTCAAAAAAATACTCCCACAGGTGTTCAACTGCGGGAGTAAGAATTTCACTGAATGATTTTTTCGATACCTCACAAAAATTTAATTAGTAAAAAATAGGTCGTCTGTTAAATCTTCGGTTATTTTTCCTTGGGTTTGCTCATACATCCAATTATAGTCCAGTATACCTTTTTTCGTAAAGTGCTTATACCGACGCAATGCTTCATCCCAACCATAATAATTTTTCAAGTAAGTTACAGTATCTAAGTAAGGTACATCAAAAGACTTTTCTTCACTATAGCCGTATTTTCCTACGCTTAAAAGATTGTTACTACAATTTATAACAAAAGGAGTAAACTTGGTTCCGTTAGTAGGAATAACTACCCACCGACAAAGTACTTTGTATCCGTCATCAATTAAAGGACTAAAATTGTTTAGAATACCTTTCAAGTAAAAAGACATTTGAAAAGGATACATCTTTTGACGACAGATTTTAAACCACTCTTCTATTGTATTCACTCCGGTAGATTTAAGATCAACCAAATAAATAGTTTTAGTCTCTTCTTCGATTATCACCAGGTCAGCAAGTCCTTTACAAGGTACTTCACCTTCGTTCCAATAGATAGCCCGCTGATAATATTTATCTGCGTTAGGCTGGTCTATAAAATACTTTCCTGTAAGTTCGTGACTCAAAGTAAGAGCAGCAAGGTTTTCACATTTTACTTTTTCTTCGTAGGTAATAATAGACCTTCCTTCTGCTTTAAGCATAAACTCCCAATACTCTGCACCGTCTTTTTCAATAGAGTTCCACAGAGCATCATCCCCCCATTTAGGTTGATAACCAGATCCCCTAACAATAGGGATTAAGACTTCTTTGTAGTCTTTAAGTTCTCCTAAATTACTGACTGAATCAGTACTTACAAGTATCTCAAGTAGAGTATTTAAGAACCCCCTAATGTTTTCAGAGGGTCTTTTACTCAAATCTTCTATAAAAAGATCATCTTTGAGATGTGGAGAGGTTAATACGCAATCGAGGTAACTCCCGATCAATACCGGAACTGTTTCTTTAAAAGGCTTAGTATCATTTACTAATACTTTTTTAAGAAACGATTGAGATACTCTATCACTATCTCTGTAGGTTTTAAGCGTTACTAAATCTGTGTAAATATTCATAGATTGACAAGTTCGGGGTTTTCATATATATTTCCTATTACTTCAATTATATGTTGATAGTTGAACTGGTCAACTATAGCATCCCCAGCATAATTAATTATATCTACAAATTCTAAATTTAGATAACCAAAACAACAAAACCCTTGATGCCACGCAATTGCATAAGTGTGTATTTCATCATAATCTGGTAATGCTACCTTTACAATATCTCCTTCATACATCCCTTTACCATGTCTATCTATAACTCCAGTAAATTGCATTAGATGATACTTTTCTATTAAACGATTTTTTGCTTCCCAAAACCGAGTCCAAGCATCATCATTAATTTGATATTGTGGAGACAGTCCATATTGCTGATTTTCATACAACATTTGATTACCATCCCACACTCTAAACTTAATTGTTCTGTTCATCTTCTAATTGTTCTGTAATTGTTAATTCAGGTACTAATAGTTCATAATTTCCACCATAGAAATAATAACCATTTCTTATTGCTTTTGCTTCTAAAGTCTGCACATATCCTATACTTGTAATTTCAGATATATTTAAACTTTCAGATTTATGTAAAAGAGGCTTGTCTTCTGAAGCAGACATAAACCATTGAGATATAACAATGTTTTCTTCCTCTACGGAGGCCACAAGGAGGGTAAAACCACAAGGTTTGCACCACTTACCATTAGAAAGACACCTGTATCCCATCTGTTTAAGGAACATTTCTATCATTTAGCCTTAAAATCAGAAATAATAAACCAAACAAAACCAATTAGTACAAGTAAAATGCTCGTACTAATTGAAACAGCAGTACTACCTGCGTCACCTAAACCTATTTTTATACACAGTAGATACATAAAACCTCCAATAAAAGGAGCCAGTATTATTATAATCACAACCAGTAAGTTTATATATTTTTTGTTCATAATTACAGATTTACAGATAAACAATAGTTACATCCATATCTACCAAACGTTTCTCAATGATTGGTGCTATGAAAGTTTTAAAGTAGTTTTCAACTGTAGGTACATCAAGAGACTTTCTTAAACGTGTATCTGCTGCAATTCCAGAAGCAATAAAAGGAAGTCCTATTGATTTTCCTTTATGACTATAGTTGATTTTATATAGAATATGTTCTAATGCTGCACTTCTAATAGCAAAAGAATCTATTCCTCTATGACACCCACCTGGTTTGTATTGGGAGTACATATTAATAATACCGTCAATTACTTCGTATGCTCCAAATTTCTCTTCTGGAAGTAGTTTTTCAAAACTCCCTTGAGTAATTTGAGGAAATTCTGCTGCAAGTGCACCTGCTACGCCCCCACCCATGACACTAAAGCAATTACACTGATGCCCGATCAAGTCAAATTTACCTTGTTTGAACATCTGAATTAAATCTCCTTGAACGTATTTCATTGTAGAAATTTTGAAAACTCACTTACAAGATTAGTATATCTCTGAAGATATTCCTTTAGAGTTATTACTTCATCTTGTTTAGCAAGTTTAAGAAAAATAATTCTTTTGAGGATAGACTCCATATTACTGAAATAACCTACTGGTACATCTCGTTCTTTACTTTCTTCAGAACGACTTAAATGATGAGTAGGGTCTGTGTGTTTGACTTCATAAAGAACAATATTGTAACAACCTGTTTCTTCAAAGTCAATGTAATAAGGCTCAAGTAACTCGTCTTTTATAGTCATCGTTCGAAATATTTAGTAAATAATTTAAAGTGTAAATTAGCAAAAGGTACTTTAAATTTAAACTGAGACTGTCTATTAAAAGTTAGTTTAGGATAGATCAACCCCAACACACACATGTTAGAAATATAGACACTTTGAACAATTTCTATCAAATAAATTAAAAGTAGATAAAAAATCCTTTTTCTCATTTTATATAGTCTTGTTTGAGTCCCCAGCCTAAATTAAACCATGCAAATTCTTTCTCTGCTTGTTCTTTATCGTATTTTAAAACCCTTGTAAATTGCATTAAACAGAAGGCTTTCCATTGAAGGAAGTCTTCTTCTCTTTTAAACGTATAATATTGATACCAGGGAACTTTTTCAAAAAAAGTGGGATATTTGATAAATCCAAAAAGTGTTTTGTTAATCTTGAACTTAAACACTTTTTTAAACTCGTGTGTGCCTCCTTTAATTACGTCTTCGTAAATAATATCATAAGGATACAACTGTTCGTTTACACACTTAATTATAACCATTTGAATAAGAAGTTCTCTTGTTTTTGGTTGCTCCTCTATTATATAACCTTCTGTAGCAGGCCACATAAGGTAATCTGAAGCAGTAAGTCTTTCCAACACAGAGACAATTTGATTTCCTTTGTTGTAGACTACATACAATTTATTTGATGATTTCATTGAATTCTATACCGTTTTGATTTTTAAAACAATGGGTGAATTCTTTCCACTGGTTTTTTCTTGTGAAAATATTATGTATAAACGGGTCTACGGTGTCGGGAGTACACAAGTGGTGTGTACCAACAAAATAATAAGTAACACCAACCACTTCATATAATTTTTCAAATAACTTTGATAACCTAACGTCATTTTCTCTTAATAATAGAACTCCATTGAGTTCCAGTTTTTTACTTAAAGAGTCAAAATCTCTTTCGATCCAACTCTGTCCAAGATCAAACAAAAAAGATAAAAAACCATCCTCTGTTGCGTCTGATACTATGAAGACTGATTTAACCTGATTAGGGGAAATATTAAACATAACATTCAAATTTTAATATTGCGTATTTTATATCTTATTTTAGCAATTTCAAAAAATATCGCTTTTTTGTTATTTATATTTTTTTCTTGATTAAAGAAATCTACCAACCTGTTTATTTCAGTTATTAGGTCACTTATATGTAATCGTAATTTGTTGCGATTAAAATAATAAGGCTTTATTGTTTTTCTAACAATCCACCCTTCATTTTCCATTTTACTTAAACCATCCAAACCATTAGTCATACCAATATATTCTAATCTGTTAGAATAGTAGTAAGTATTGTGTAACAGAGGATCCCAAGTTATGTATTTTCTGCATCTTGTCTTATAATTAACAAGAGTCACAATTTCAAATTTTTTCATACATTTTCTCTTCCATAAACTCATCATATTGGTAACACGTAGGTTTCTCTTCTTGACACACGTTACAATACCATAATTGTTCATCAACAAGTTCTGCTATTAACCCTGTGTTTACACCTACCCAATGCTGTTGATCCACATCAGGTGATCCACATTCACACAGGTAAGTTTCGTTTGTTAAATCAACAGAAAGAAATTTACATTCGTCTTTTAATCGTTCTATAAACTCTTCTTTAGTCATTGTCTTTAGATAGTTTTCTTATTTGCTCTATTAACTCTATAACAGTATCTTCTATTTCAGACCACTCTGAATCTTTCATATCAAGAATATTAAATTCTTCGTTTATTACATCTCTATAACTCTCATCTGAATATACAAAGTCTGTATTAAGTAATTTATTTATTGTGTTAACTATTTCTATTTGTTTATTTGTCATTGGTTTTTGATTTAGGATTATAAAAAATAATTTTCTCTCCCAATAGCCCTGCTAAAAACAAACAAATAAATACAAGTGCGTATCCTATGATTTCATTTTGATTCATAAGTTATTTTCAATAAAAGTTAAACAAAATCTTTCTCCTTGATTCAAGTACATTTCATCAAGGTCTTTACCTCCTTCCGAGAATATCAGTTCTACTGGAGTGTAAAGAAATTGGTTTTTTAGTCTATCAGCCCCTGCAATACCCGCATTGTCGTTATCGAACCAAGTAAAAACTTTTCTATAATAAGATTCCCACTCAAACATTATATCTGATGGAATTATAGGAGTTTCGTTTTGTACGGATACTATGTCATAGTCACATAGGTTTTCAAGAACAAAAAAATCTTTATGAGCCTTCTGGATAACTAAAATGTCTGAACCTCTTTTATTAGTCCATAAATCAGATCCTTTAGCATTACCTATGAATCTTGGTCGTTCTCTTTCAGGAAAGTAAAATTTATACCTTGTATCAAAGTGATAACAATAACACAAGTCATTAAAATTGACTTTTCTTTCATACGAGTCTTTCTTTTCTAAATATCCATTAAGAGGCAAGACTTTAAACTCACCTTCAAATTGCTTTAAAGAAACTCCTCTTAAACCCCAATAGTCTATATCTCTTTGTTCCCACTCACGGTAGAAAGGAACATAAGTAGTAGTACTTAAAGACTTGATACCGGGGAATATTTTATAAGAAGAAGTTACAAGACCCGGACTTAAATTCAGCAGGTTTGTGCAGATTTCAGTCCAAGACAAGTTAGGATTCATTCTTTTATACCCTTCGATACAGTCAAATCCTGAACAAGATTTGTCTGCAAAATCTATCAACCTTAATGTACCCTCCATCCAATGAAGTTTACAAGAACCTTTGTTTTTATCTGGCCTAAAAGGGTTTAGAACCCAATCACCTACTTTTACTGAACCAAGAATTTGTCTCCAGACACTTTCTTGATCTACTCGATGAAGGAGTTCTTTTTTAGAAATATAAAAGAAAGAGTCAAGCATATATAAAAGAAAAAAGCAGCGGGGTGTATCGCCACTACACCTTAACACAGGTTAGGCTATCATTGGTACCAATGCCTGTGATCCTTATGACTGCTTTAATTAAGAATTAAACTACCACTCAGAAGTAGATGTAGATGCTGGTGGAGTACTTGTTTGGTTTTGTGCAGGACGAGTGTGAAAAAACCTGTCACTTGCTACAGGAATCGTAGGTACACTACCAATAGCAAAAGGAAACTTATACACACCACCTTCACCAAATGCCGGAGGTGTCAAGTATCCACCTTTATTGTATCCAAGAGCAAGATTACCCTCAAGGCTAAACAAACCTTTGTCTTCACAAAGTTTCATCAGACCTTCTACCATAGTAGAGCAGACTTGATAGAGTTTAGAAATATCAGTAAGTGGAATTGCACTTACTCCTTGTGCTTGACAACCTTTCAAGGAGGCTGCTTTAAGACGTTCTTTTACTTCTTCCTCGTTGGCATAAGTTTTACCAATCTCCATCAAAAGAGACAGAAAAGTACTAAATGCTTTTTGAGAAACTTCCGTAGAACCCATTGGAGGTTTAGGAAAGTTAACAAAATGATTAATTACACTGTCTTCCTTAGAGAAGATAATTTTAAGAGCACCGCTGTCACCACCAACAGTAGTACTCCACTCTTTTACTTTGACTCCGGTATTTACACCGAAATTAAAACATGTTCCTTTACCAGAAGTAAAGAAATCATCAAGGACGCTTGGGTTTTGATTCTGATTCTGATTATTCATTTTATAAGTTTGTTAAGTTAATGATTAAAATTCGAGATTTACAGGTTCTTTTAGGTGTGGTTCGTAATTGTCAAAATCAGAATTCTGCCCAACTACTTCAGTTTGAACTTCTACCTTAGGAGTATCTGATTCTCCTTTCAACTTGATAGTTTCACCTCCTTCAAATTCAAAAGTAATCACATCACTTTTGCGCTTACGATTAGACAAATCCAAGTTGAAACCTTTGTTGTAAAATTCATTAAGAAGAAGATAAGGTACTTTAAATCCCATTTCTTCTTCGATAATAGCAGGAATATCCTTGCTTTTAAGTTCACTTGTAGGTGTGTGGTAAAGTTCGAGCAGACGCTCTTTTTGTTCTTGTGAAATTTTGATTACTGACATAATTATTGTTTATTTTTCAAATTTACTTAACTGATGATATTCAAGGGCTTCGTATTCTTCTGGAGTTAACAAGTTATTCCAGTGACCAAGAGACCACTGAAACAATAAGAAATCTTCCCATTCCATATAATGATTGGTTAAATGGTTTTAGCGTTTGTTATATTATATAACTGGTCGTAAAGAAATTGTTGTTCCTCACCCCAATATACAGGACATCGAAACACTTTCATTCCATGTTCTTCAACTGTTTCTCCAGGAGGATTAACAAAAACCTCTCTTTCTTCAGAATGAAAATGTCCACAAGATTCTTTTAGTGGACATCCTTCTCCACTACATTTTGTTAGTTTTAAAGTTTTCATCTTGTTTAGGTTGTTCTTTAGGTTGTTCTTTGACAACCATTTTCTTCTTAGCCTCTTCTTCCAAGGCTTTAAGAAGTTCTTCAGCATACTCTGGATCACGGTCTGCTAAAGTAAGTGGATTAAGTGATGGAGTTGTGTTCATACTTTTTGTAATATTGAATTAAATCGTTGTGAAACTCTAACATTTTAGACAGATTCCAGTTTTTAGAATCTGGTTCCTCAGAGAATAATTTAATCTTACGAATAGACTTAAACAATTCTTCATTTATTTTAACAATTTCAGTTTCAACCAGTCGTCCAAATCCATATGCGTACTCCAAAGCATCATCGTGCACTATCCTATTGCTTGTATACGACACACTTTTTAAAAAATCAATAATTGCTTCAGTATAATCAGGTTGATTAGAATATATATGACCATTAATGTGCCACATATTACCTTGTAAATCATTATAAATAGCACCAAATTGTTTTAACTGTTCTTCTTCTGTCATTTCAACCCCATTCCAACGACAGAACTCTTCGTTATTTATAAACTCAATCATTGTATTTACTTTATAAACGACCACCATCGTATGCTAATTGAACGGTTCTCCATTTAAGAATATCCATTAAAGCGTTTTCTACTTGAACTGTTTCTGCAAAAACAGGATTTTCAAAAATAGAATCTCCTTCAAAAAGAGCAAAAGTGTTTCCTGTTAGAAAATGCCAGTTAGTTTTTGTTCTATCGCTTTGAGATCTTATTTTAATAAATAAAGAATAAAGATAATCACCTTCAATAATACGCGCTGATACAATAGCACCTGGATATAACGCTTTAAATTCTTCTTTTGTCATGTTCTATGTTAATTAACTTACTCGCAATTTCATATTCTGCTTCTTCCCAACTTTCACATCTTGTTTTACTTTCGTATTCATATATCTCATAATATACTATATTGGATAAAACTGCTGGTACGATAGAATATTTATATCCTTTTTTCCTAAACCAACGTAGTACATCTGTTATGTTTGGCCATTTTACAGTAGCAGAACTACTAAACTCTTGATAAGAGTTTGTTACAGTGTTGTAATATGAATTACATTCTTCGTCATAACCAAGTTCTTCGAGAATAAGCAATTGTTCTTTAGTCAGTATCATAATCTCCTTTTAAATAATCTTTTAGTACATCTTCGGGTACCATTTTTAAAACTTCATCATATTCTTCTTGAGTTAGGCTTAAAACACGAGTTCCAAAACTATATACTCCAAGTTGCAAATCTAACAGTTCATTAGTTATATAGTTAACACCGTCGTGTTTACATACTATCCCTACTTCTACAGTGTTAAAAGGAGTCGAGATAGTGGGTTCATCTTCTGCATCTAACAACTTTTGAAAATCTAACTCAATCTTTACTCTTTTAGCCAAGTCATAAGTAGTAAAGTCTTTTCCTGTTACTTTACGATTAGGAAGAGAATTTAGAGTGTGCAAAATATCTTTAAGTAACTCTGTCATTATTTTGCATTAGTTACAACTTTAGAGATAACTATTATCCTTCGTAATATTCTTTAATTTTATCTACCACGTATCCCATGTCATTAGGTATAAACTCATCGTCAAAACAACCTGCTGGGGTTTTACAAGTGGACTGCCCATCACTCTTTGTTCGAAACTTATATTCAATTTTACCAGATTTAAAATCTTTTTCTACAACAGAATACAAAATAAAAGTAAACAGACCGTCAAGATATACAGAATTATCTAAAAGTTTTCCTGCTGTTTTTAGTTTCAACATTCCGTCGTCACCTTTTTCTGCATGATTCACACAAATAATATTAAGGTTACGACGCATAGTTCGAGTAGTGTTAAGAATTTTAAAAACAGAACTTGCTAATTCTGTCCATTTTTCAACTTTCGTACTCTATCTTTCGATAGAGAATAGACTATATCTTATTATTTATTTTTGTAGTAAACATTTTTTCAATACTCCAACCTTTGTGTTTTCTATCATAAAGCACTTCTTTTGGTATTTTTAACTCGTCTGACCATTCTTTCATAGTTTGACTTTTTCCATTATACCAAATTTGTCTATTGTAGGGGTCTTTAGAAATCGCTTCTTCAAAGGATAAGCCTTTTAAAAGCCTTTTTCTTAGCGTGGTATATTCAATATTTAATTCTTTTGCCCAGTCTTTTAGAACCATTGTTTTATTATTATGTGTGATAATAATATTAAAAGAACCTCTATTTTTCGACTGAACATCCATTGTCGCCCACCTACAATTTTCTTTACAATATCCTTTAGAATTGTCTATTCTATCTAAAGAGTGTTTATCTGACGGAGCGAAACCCATATCATTGATAAAATGATCAAACGAGTCGATCCATGTTTCACAGACAAAAATACTATTCAGATGATAGTTTTTAGTATGGTTTGTTTTATTACAAGAAGAATAACACCTTGTCTTCATTGCTTTCCAAGCGCGGTATTCTTTTGTAATTTTACCATCAATTCTTGTCGGGTATTTTCTGTTTTTTGCCATATTGTTATATTTTAATTGAACAATATCGCAAAGGTACTAAAAAAAAATAATTCTCCCGTTTCGGATTTCTAAAAACCCTACTCTACTAACTTTACAGTGTTCGATAGTCGTTGAACCTTTACCTTATTTACACTTAGGTACTTGGCTGCTGATTGCCCAATTCTACTAATTTTCAAACATTCACACCTACCTTTTCAGGTTATGTTGTAGTTTAGCAGACTCTAAGGGGTTTCCAGCAATTAGAGAGATTTTAAAAGGGCATGAAGAACTACCCTTTCTCTTTAACTTTATCCATTACGTCAAAACTAAAAATATAGGTAAAATCATCAATTACGATATTTTCTATATCGATACGTTCTGTATTTACATATTCAAGAATACCTTGAATTACTTTAGGATCAGAAGTTTCTACATAATTACCACCCTCTCGAATTTTTTTATCAGGTGGATATAATTTAAAGGCTCCCTTTACAGGAAGGGGTTTACTTGCAACATTAATAAGAATTGTTTTTTTTGGGTCTAACCCCTTAATACCTATTTGAGGATTAGGAAAAAGACTGGTAGATTTACCACTACCACTTTGAGCAACAAGTGCGATAAGATTTGCCATTATTAGTTTTATTTATTTAAAGATTCGTGAATAAATTGTTTTTTAGGCACCAAACTATCAAGAGCATTTGTACATTGACCCATTATTCGAACTAATGTTTTTTGAAGAGGTGGTAGATCATCAAGATAAACAGGATCTCCTGGCTCCATTTTTCTATATACCTTTCCTTTTGCGTCTCTGTATACAACCAAATTCCACCTCATCAAATAGGTATATGTCATTGGTCGTGGAGGAAAATTACAAAGGGAAATCTCTTCTTGCGGTATGATTTCAATTATTTCCATTATTTAAAGTTTTTAATATTCTCTATAAACTTAGTGTATTCAGGACCTCCTGGAGTAGGGATTGTATCAAACCACCCCGTCCTACCTGCAAAAAATACACTATCGTGAACATTGGTTTCTCCAAATCGTGACTTCAGAATGTTCAAAGTACGAATGTAATTCTTAAATACTCCTAAATTATGTCCATCCCAAAGTCTTATATTTTGAGTAACAGAACCTTGGTTGGCTTTATTAGGATTTGCTACTCCCAGAAGGTTAAAATACGAACGAGCAACTTGTTTATTTACAGCAAGTCCGTTTTCAGTAGGTAAGATAGAGCCTTCTTTACGAGAGTCTTGGTTTTCTGAATCTGCATTCTGGTGATGAATACAGACTACTGAATAGTTCAGTTTATTAGCCGAATATGATCTTTGAAATTCTACAGTATTCCAGATGGCCTCTGCTTGATCTTTTTCATTTTGTTGATGTCTAATCAGCAAGAGGTGATCTATAACTACTACTACAAATTCATCAGGGTCGTTAGGAACATAGTGATCCCAAGAAGAATCCTTATCAAAGGAAGTTACTGGAACATCTTTTAGATAAAACGTACCACGTTTTTGAGCAAAGTCTCTTACTATTTTCCATATACCATACGAGTTATACACGTTGGTATGATAAGAAATGTAAGGTAACATTTTCTCTACTCTTTTTTCTGTATCTTCAAGTAAAGAAATGTCTTTCTTATCTATAGTTCTACCTATAGATTCAAAGTCTTTGATGTTGTACTGAAGACCGTGTTTGACATAACCCTGATACGAGAGCATAGAATATTGAAACTGTTGCGCTGATTCTTCAAGACCTATGTAAATAACATGATAGTTTTTCTTTTCTTTAATGGCCCACTCAATACCCTGATGAACTACCCAGTGTTTCAAAAGACTTGTCTTAGAACTCGCAGGTGTTCCTGTAAGCCCTGTAACTTCGCCTCTCATAAATCCCGGAAAGTAATCTGTAAACTTACCAAGTTTTTTAAAAGGAAGATAATTAATCTTACCTTGTACAAAGTCTTCGTGATTTTTTAGAATCTTTTGGGTTAAAGTCAGTTTCACTATTGATAACTTTTATAGTCCATAATAAACGCACTACTTCCTACATAATTAGCAAACTTTTTTGCAAACTTGGTAGTACGATAATAATTAGAAATCACGTCTGCACATTTTAGTGGGGAAAAACTGTCTCCGAGTGCAACTTTTGCATGGTTAAAAGCATCACGATCTACCTTAAGTGTAGTGTCAAATATAGAGTATTCCAACTCGTTATTAACATACCCTTTACCTGAGATACCTCGAAAAGTTAGTTGTACTAAAAAATCAGAAAATTCATCACTACTAACTCCTCCGAACAAATCAACTTTAAGTTCGGGTTTCAGAGTTTCAGGGTTAGTTCTACATAGGGCGATTTGAAGAGGTTGAAACTCGTCGTATTCTAAAATCCCTCTATCAAGAAAGTACTGTTCCAGATTCTTAACCTCATCTTTAAACCTCCAAAAGATAGCAAAAATAAACCCCTTTTCCAATGGAATGGGTGGATTGTTTTCTTCACACAATTTTTTAAATTCTTCGTTAATCATCTTGTTATCATTATGGGCCATATAGCCCGATTAAATGTGTCTTGTTGTACAAACTCGCCTCTACCAAGAAACACCGCATCTTCTCGAATGAGTCTGTGTTCTAAAATATGAGTAGCAGGGAACAATCTCCCTGCTACTTCACAATAACCTTCTATACCTTGTTTTTTATAGGTAGAAGGTGAATAATAAAAGTAATATTTAGGCTGTGATACTACACAACTACTTAGCATTAAGATACATAGTAAGAAAAATAATTTGTTCGTTTTCGTCATACCTTGTCAGTGTTTCCATATCTCTTATTTTTAATTTTAAGCATATATTCAGTGGGATTTTTTAAGTAACCTAACATGTCAACATCCCATTCATTTGGAGTATCTGTTTCATTATCTACTATGACTAAATATTTTTCACCATAAGATACTTTTACTTCTACACACTTGTAAAAAATATCGGAAGAGTTACACCCAACTCCGTAATACGGTGGTTTTAATATACAACACCAGTGTTTAGGTGTCGTAGAGTAAAACTGTGTCCAACCTTTAATACACGGATAAATTTTAGTATGCATTTATGTTTCTTGATAAATTTCTGGAAAGTTATCTAAATCAATAATAGGCTTTGTAAAAGCAGAACCCATCTTTTCGTAAGATTCTTTTAAATCCTCAAGTGTATCCCAACTCGCAAGACTATACCCATATCCTACAGCAGCATAATTTGTAGCAACTCCTTCTTCGTAATAGACCTCGGCTATATCAAAAAATCTACAACCTTTTACTACACTTGTTACTACTCTAAAATTCCAACTTGTCGGTACGTTTATAATTTCTTTTTGATTATCCATTCCTGTTTAAATTGTTTTATAAATTCATTCACGTATTTTTCATCCTGAGTATTTGGATAATACATCAAGATAGTTTTAGGTGCTACACTAAGACCACTTCTTGCGAATTTCTGAACTTGCGTGCCCTGTTTCATTGAAGATTGAAGAATAACTAAGTAATCTACATCCTTAAAATCAACCCCACGAGATAACTGACCTACCGAAAATAGGTAAGGTATTTCTTTTTTGTTAAACGCTTCTACTAATTCTAAAGATCCAGGTTTGTTACTGTGTACGCTAAATTCTTTATTCAAAAAGTCTGCTTGAGTAGTGTTATTGCAGAATACAAGAACCCTTGACCCTTCAGGTAATTGACTAAAGAGTTTTTTAAAATGCCGATTTTTAATGTCAGCAAAAAACTTCTTTCGAGTGTTACCTACTCGCATTTTATTATCTCTGCATATTTGTTGAGTAAAACCTTGTTGTTGAAGAAACTGAACTGTTTGAGACCTTTCTTCAAAAGGAAGATTAAACTCATCTTCATAAGATTTCCATCTTATGAATTCTTCACAGACAAGTTGATGATACTCTACTTCTGTGCATTGAATAATTGCATTCCTACTTTTATCCTTGTAAGCGTTCCATCTATCTGGAAATGGAACAACGTTGGGTTTTTTCTTCTTGTTTTTTCCTTTGTGAAAGAGAAGATACCTGTTCACATTATCCATTTCCAGACTCACCGAATAAATTTTAGGAGCAGGTAAAATACCCCACTCTACAGCCTCGTTAAAAGTAACTTTAGCGTGGTAATATTTTCCTTTTGTAATCTCCCTAAATATCTGAATATCCTCTTCTTCTAAGGTTCCAGACATTCCTATCCAATGCTTAGGATTCAGTTCTTTAAGATAAGAAAACCTGTTAGAGGTAAGTAGGTCACACTCGTCTAAACAGATGACATCGTATATGTCTTCAATCTTATGAGCAGATTGATAACACATTAGATCAGTCTTGTCTATAAGATGAGGATTGTACTTCTCAAGGTTTTCCTTCCATTGAGAATTAGTAGAGTTAGCACCGCTAAGTATAAGAATTCTCTCAGGGTTCCATTTATTAATCAAAGCAGTGCTAACAATGCTCTTACCAAATCGAGGCACAAGGTCTAAAAGGAAATTAGAATACTTATTGCTTAACTCAACTAACTTCTCTGCGTATTCAAACCTTGTCATTCAACGTGCGTTTTATAGTTTTGTCCAAAGATCACACGGTCTGGATTAGTTATAAAATGAATTCCACCCTTTAGTACTGGTACAGTAAGATTGTTAGTAAAATCAAGAATAATCCCTTTTCCCGGTAATACTTGCTCACACCAATATGCAGTTTGAAGTAATTGATTAGGTAAGCAAATAATTCCTTTAAACCACACCTTGCCATTTTTCTCAAACATATGGCTAAGAATATAAAGAGTCACTTCTTTGTCTCTACCTATTTTAAAGGCTTTACTTAAAGCCTCCTGGATTTGGTCAAGGTTAATTTGTTTGAACTTCAGATAGTTCATCGTTAAGAACATTTAAAACTTTTGTACGAATGAATGATTGACCAATTGAAAAACCCACGTTTTCTCCTAACAAAGTTGACAAGGTAATATAATTAGCAAGAATTGTAGCCTTTGTCTTAGAGAGTTTTAGATATTTAAACAAATCGTCTTCACTATTAATACCTTCTTCAGAGAGTAAACCTCTAAAATAATCTATACTTGTTTGTTTATACATAGTAAGGTTTTCCTTTTGTTTGCGAAAAGTATTTAAAATGAATTTGAGGGAGAATATCTGATTCTCTTAATGAGTTTTTAATCATTACAGGATGAATTAACAAAGAGTCACTAATAGATGCAATATTATCCCACACTCTAACAGGAATGTGTTTATGATATTGTACTATTTTATCTTCTTCAAACTCCACATAATAATTCTTAATTGTACCCTCACCTATGTTTTGTATTTCGTTTGTAGTACAATTAAGAAATTTAGCAGCATCGTCTTTGGTTGGAAACTCAAGGTATTCTTCTTCGTTAAACAAGATTACTTTTGTCATTACCAGTTGTAAAGATTTGTAGTATTAAACAGTTCTTTTGCTATTCTGCTTGATAAAATCATATAATTGTTCTGCTGTGAGATTACACTCATATTCTTTTACTAATATTTTACAACCCTTTTGATTTAATTCATCTGCAACTGTGTATGGATAATTTCCAGCATTGATATAAAGATTAAGAGGATATTCATCCTGTTCGAGTACAGTTATTTTAATTGTTTTTGTCATTTTAAATGTTTTTATAAATTCTTTTGCAGTAACGCCTTTAAATCCTATTGATTTAATTTCCATCCAATCTTTGTCTTTTCGCTCTTTGAGGTATTTTCTAAATACTCTTTTAAAGCAATTATCATTGGAGTATTCATTTGTTTTGAAAATGGTGCTTTTGAACCTCATATTGGCTACCTAAAGCAATTTTTAGTTTCAATAGAGCAATTTCTTCTCTTAAATCATTCATGCACTCCATTAAAACGTCATAAACCATTTTACTTTCTTCGTGCTGAAGAGAGTCTCTGAATTTAGTTTCTTTTTTCATCAGTGTTTCCAATAATTAGCAATTTCTGCTTCTGCTCCCATAGGGACTTGTTGACAAATATATCTACCTGCATGTATCATACTTTCAGAAATAATTTTAGAAAATGCTTCTGAGTCTTCCACTGTAGTCTCACCAATAATTTCATCGTGAACTACATTTACTAAACTACGATTAGGATTTTCAGCAAATGTATTGTAGATTAAAATGCAAGCAAGTTTACTCATCGAAGCAGCATTACCTTGAATACGATAATTAAGTCCTTTTCTCTCTAAAGAACCTTTTAGAATCATGTAGTCTTTCCAGATATTAGGGTAAAGAATTTTCAACTCTTGTTTGAAATCCTCTTTTTTTTCTTTAGGCCAAGTCTTGTAATCCTCTGGATAATAAGACATTGCTTCTTTCCATAATTCTTGCATCCTGCTAAATTGAGGAAAAAAGTATCTTTTATGAGTATAAGAGTCCAGTTCAATCCACCCTCTCTTAACCGCTTCTTTTTTGGTCTTTTCGAAGTCTTCTTTAAGACCTGGAAAACCATCAAAATAGGCTTGAATAAAAGCATCTGCTTCTTCTTCTGTCACTTGAAGAGTATGCTTAAGAGAAGTAGAAGATGCTCCATAAGATAAAGCAAAGTTTAGTGCTTTGGCTATATTACGAGCCTTAGGATCAGATTTCTTAGTGATAATTATGGAATCATCTCTACGAATTACTCTTTGCATGTTTGTCGCTGCAAAAGAGTGCATGTCATCTCCGAATATACTATGGCCTTTTACAAAGAAATCAATCAATGTTTTTACACCTGATACATCTGCCAGAATTCTTGCTCCAGTTTAACCAAACTGGCTGGACTTTCTCTTCACCATCTCTGTCAAGTTCAGGTGTACTTCGTAAAGTCTCTACATTTGCCCACATACTATTATAGAATGACAGTTCTAAGTATGTTGCTAACACGGGATTAGATGAGGGTCTTTCCCCGTTTTAGAAGTATATTGCCTTTTAGGTTTCCCTAAAAGCGAGCCAAATTTCAGATATTTTCTCTCTAAGAAATTAATATCTGCCTCTGAATAAAGTAGATCATAAATAACATGGAGTTCTTTTTGCTTAAATAAATTAACACTGTACTGAGGATTTTTCCTGCTTTTTGTGTCTATAGATTTAGTGGCTGAAAACCCCTGACTTTTTAAAAAATTATACAATTGGTCAATAAAAATTTCTGACCCCGATACAATTTGTAAACGTGCATCGTAGGAACCGTCGTCTCTTTTATTAGACCTGGAGATACAACCGTCTCCGTCGAATACTCCCCTGAAAAAGTGCCACGTTATAGGATATAGAAATTCTATTGTTAAACTTTTTCTATATGTAATCCCATAAACAAGTAACTTTTCAGAAAGTCCTTTGCATCGAGTTGAAAATCTGTATAATTTCTTCCCTCTTTTAGGTAAAATACTATTTATATTCAAGAAAGGGTTCATAAAATTTCTAAATTTTTCTACCCATTCTTTATCAATAGTTTCAAAAACAATCGCATTGTTAGTTAAACAACCATCTGCTACAATAGCACCTAACCAGTACTGAACGGCAGGGTTTGAATAGTCATCAAAAATATTAATGTCTATATTTCTCCAACGCTCAGACGTTCCAACTACAGGTATGTTATTTTTTAACAAAATTCTCCTAATAGTTGTATTGTAGGTATTTAATTCTTTTGCAATTTGTACTTGAGTTTTACCTGATAAATACTGATGAATAATGTAATCTACTTTATCTTTAGAGTATTTCATATATTGATTATTTTTTGCAAAAGTACAACATACCGTACCAACGAAAAAAATAGTCTTATATAATCACTTACTCACGGTTAATTTTTTTTGTTAACTCTTGTGATGCAAAGTCGCAATTTACCCAAATTTTATCCTTAGTTTTAAAACACTCTCTATATTCCTTACCAGATGGAATATTTTGAAGGTTTGGATTAGTACTGGACATTCGAGAGGTATTCATATATTGATTATAAGAAGAATGCACTCTGTAAGTAATAGGATGTACATACTTCAACCAGTCTTCTCCAAAGGTAGTATATGCTTGCTCCGCTTTTTTCAGAAGCAAATAATTAAGAATAAGACTCTCGTTATCTACTATCTCTGTTTCTTGATTAGCATAAAACCTGTCTCTATTTTCCGTTGAAAGAAGGTTAAATAAAGCCTTGGCTCTTACTGTCCATTCTATTCTTTTAGTTTGTTTAGATTTTTCTTTAGGACAGAATTCTAAGTACCTAAAATACTCGATAACTTGTTTAGAAGAAGACCATTGAATAGTACAAGTAGGTTTAGAAGTAAACAGATCTACTTTAGAGGCAAATCTTGGACAAGTAGACTCTACATAGTTGTTCAGTTTTTCCAGTCTCCTTATATATACTTCTTTGTTTTGTAAAGCAAGGTTTTTCCATTGAAGGCTGTCAAATCCCATTCCAGTTACTTCCAAATGTGCAAGGACTTGAGTGAATTTGTTTTCAAGTTTAAAACCTATTTCAGGTTTGTACAACTCTTCCCCTACTAATCTTCCTTGACGTTGAATTTCATATATTTGTAGAGGAGCAACTATGTCATTTACACCATACTCTATTTGTGCCTTTGTAAAAGGGCTGTCACCTATTTCTACAAAACCTAATCGTATAGATTTGTCAACATATTGGATGGGTTCCTCTTTATAGTCCAGTAAACTTAGTTCATCTAATTCAACTTCATCGTCTTCTGAAACAGGTTCAGAGAATAAATCTGTATCTTCTACAGATTTTATTCCCAAATATCTATCCATGAGTCCTTTAAGAGAGTATGAAAAGGTAATACCATTGTAAAGCACTTTTTCTGCAATCATGGTATCCCATACATTTACAAGTAAAGACTTATAATTGACTAAAAAGTGCTTGCCTTCAAACTTAAGGTTATGACCTACTTTTAAAATTTTCTCATCTTCAAAGATTTCTTTTAAAAAAGAACAGTCCACAACTCTTGCATCAATAACGAATCTTTTTTCAAGAGTACCTACTTGCACCATAACAATCCTTGATACATACGGATCAAGACCTGGTCTGTATATAAATTCATTATACATTCCTTTAGGGTACTTTCGTCCCGTTTCTATATCTACTCCTATTATAGATTGGCTTTTCAAATAAGCCAAGCACTCTTCTATGCTACAAGAAGGATATTCTTCAAATAAGGTATTTCCTATAAAGTATGTCATTTTCCACAGCCCATATAAAACATTCCCATTATAAACAGACAAACTACAATTAATTCTAACAAATTTGATGTGTTTTTATCTATTTCTATTTTCATAATAATATTTTTTTATCTATGTTCCAACTATAACCATAGTCATAGCATTTAATTACACCACGAGGAGAATACCCCATTTGAAATTTTATTTCCGCCTCCACTAAGTCATGGCGATAGATTACATTATAAATTTTATTGTCACATTTTTTAAAAAGAGCATTAGAAGTTTTGAACCTATGCCTTGAAACTTTTTCTTGTATAATCCAAGTAAAACTTGGACACCAATCATAAATCTTGGCAAAATGCTTTATATCCTTTTTATCAGAACCGAAATATACATTGTATTCACATTCGTTTTGTAAATAGCCAATATTATTTCTGGCTACTTTAATAACCTTGTTTCCTACAACAAGACACATACGAGAACTACCTCTGTATACTTTTCCGTATTTTTTTAGTACTTTGTATTTTTGACTATACGAAGTACAGGCATCTAATTCTTTAATAATGTTTTTCATTTGTTACTAAATAGATACAAAACTACATAAACAGGCCAAAATAAAATAGAAAGCAATATGGCAATAAAAGCAGCATCTATTCTATCTCCTTTTTTATAGTCTGAAAAACAGGTATAGATATAATTATCCCAAATGCAAGATAAAGACTAATAATCAGCATATACTGTAATAAGATTAGTATGTGAATCGTAAACATTCAATCCTTTTTTAGAGCCGTAAGTTACCCACGTTTTAAGAAAAGGGTATTCAGTATTAATCCATTCGGACGCTTCTTTAGCACTTGTATTTATCAATGTTAGTTTTAATATAGTTTTTATCAATAGTTTTTCTCTCTCATAAGCATCTTGTAACTCTTCAAAATGTTTATATTCAAGTGTTATTTGTCTGTCCATAATAATTAAATACTTTAAGTTTTTTCTTCTCTACCCACTGTCCTATTAATCTTTCACACACAAAAGTCACAAAATTATAATAATCAAGACCTGTTGCCTCTTTTAGTTTTTCAGCAGAAAGTCCTGACTTATAATTTGCGTCTTGATTTGCAAGTTCCCAATACTTGTTTTCTAATAGGTAAAGAGCAGGAGTGATTACAGTGTTAATATACTCAAGATAAATTTCTGTCTTTAAGAGAAAGAAATTAGAGTATATTGTGTTTTTAGGCTCATTTGTAGGCAGGTTTAAATCTTTACAAACAAGTTTAAACAAGTTCATAAACCCTGGATGAGCCTTTTCTGTAAACTTCAAGTAAGGTTGCCCCAAAGGTTTACAGAAGTTGATGCAATCTGCGTCTTTATCAAGAAGAGAATATACCCGTTTCTTGTATAGTCCTGTTTTAAAGGGGAACTTCCAGGAAAAGAATCCAGTCCACTTTAAATCTGGGTTAATGTCCTTAAGACAAGCGAGCATTACGTTATATTCAAACCTCCAAGTTTTATGAATAAGGGTTTTAGACTTATTCATAATAGGTTTGAACTCCCAAGGTTGACTATCTTGGTATCTTATTGTATAGATGTTTTGCTCTGGATAAACTTCTTCTTTATTCATTACTTGTTCTATGATTTCATCCCTTCTCTTTACTGACTCCATGAAATCAACTTCTTTTGCTTTTTGAGAAGTCAATTGTTTTAATTCCCAAAGTTTTTCCTTATCCTTACAAACTTCCAACGTTTTAGTACACCATTCTTTTTCTTTGACGTAGATATGACCTACATCAGGAAAATCTTTTTTATTCTTATATAGTTCGTCTAATAGGCATAGAGATTGAGATACTCCTGCTTCCATTACTCTAAGAGAGGATTTACACTTATTAAAGTGATTATCTTTCAAAGGACATAGAATAACATCAAACTCATTATAGAGACTGATGTAATCATCAACTGGTCTTCCTTCAATAAACTTTCCCAAGTCTCTAAACTGAATCCAATGGTGCTTAGCAGTTTCATGCCAACCTCCTATTAGAAATTCACAGTTTTCTTTAAACCATTGATTTCTAATCAAAGTGTTTAACCACGGTTTAATCTCAAGGTAATCAGACTTGTGATAGAAAGAACCTACAAGTCCTACTTTGATTTTACGAGACATGAATTCTTCTTTAGTTTCTTCTTTTGGAAGAAATTGCTCGTGTCCATAAGGAATTTTATTAGGAATAACTTCTACCCAAGGATTATACTTAGAAAGTTCTTCAGCAAGTGTTTCTGTGCTTGTGGTTACACAGTCTGCTAAAAATAACAACTCTTTAAATCCTTGAGAATTTTTAAATAATTCTCTGTTTGGGTAGTCTTGAGGAATGTCAAAAGAATCATCCCTGTCATAGATGATTTTAAACCCATACAAAGACTTCCAAAGACTGTACATTGCTGCTTGGTATTTGGAAGTTCTTATATAGAGAAGATCAAATTCCTTTACTATTTCTTCGGTTACTTCTTCTTTCTGAATAAAAGTAACGTCATGTTTAGAAAACTTTAGGAGGTTCAGTCTATGATAAGACGAACCTCCCTTGTCTCCTATTGCGAGTATTTTTATTGTTTTATCCACCGATTAAAACTTTAAGTATTTCTTTAGTAGGGGTACCTTTTGGAATTTGACCACATCTTGACCACTTATCAAAATGGTCACAATATTCCCATAAAATATTATTACAGCCATTTTGATACCCTCTAAAAGAATTTTTATGGGAAGAAAACCCTACTCGTTTATCATGTCCATAAGCAATAGCAAATTCTCCTTCTTCTTCTCCATAGATCCTGTGAGGATTTGTATTCCATACTTGAACCAAAAAACCATTGTCTCTAAGAACATCTACTAAGTTTTTAGAATATTCGCAACTTTGGAAGTTGTTATAGAAAGATAGGTGGCTAATTTTATAGTTTGGATCAAATGTATTTTCCTTTCTGACTTTATACTCATATCGTGTATCTACATTTTTATAAGCGTAATACCATCCTGTATCGAACATAATAGATGTTCCCACAGGGATGTTTTTACACTTGGAAATACGACGCATAAAAGACTTCAGAGAAGAAGATTTTTTACTATATAGTCTACAGACTTTATAATAATTTAAAGCACCTTCTTCGTATCTACTGTCAGTATAAAAGCAAGGCTGTCCTTGATGAAGTTTTTTATTTTCTTCATCAGGATTGAATACAAAGTCGTGAGACTTGCAATAATGGTATCCTTTGATTTCTATATAGTTAAATCGGTGGTTTTGTCGAGAACCCTTAGGTGCCAAATGTCCCATTAATTCAACGGTCTGCTTAAGTGATGAATAATTCCTAAATCTTTTTGAGGAATACGAAAACCTATTGTACTTCCGTTTGGCTCTGTATATACAAAAGCCATATCTACGTATACATACTCGCATTTAACAAGCGAGTATAAAAGTTTTTCAGGAATATCTTTTGGACTGGTATTATCTAAAGAAAGAACATTGTAAGTTCTTCCCCCCGCTACTTCCGAAGCAGGAATTTTTTCAATAAGACCTTCGTCAACCATATCAATTTATTTAGAAAGTTTAACTTAATCATAAAGTGCAATTGCCGCAAGTGTTCCTAACAAAGAAATAAGCGCCATGATAAAAGGAATCCCGCTATAAGGATTTAGTTCATCACAAAGAACAGGATCAAGTGACATTTTCTTACGCTCTTTATACCACAGTATGAAAGAGCCGATAGAGAAAGACCACATTATTAGTGTACCAAAGATAAAGATGTAATTGTTCATTTATAAAAGATCATTAAAGTGTTACGAAACCAAGGTGCGTTATCATCAACATTTTGACGTGCCTCTCTTGTAAGTCCTTCCAGAAAAAGAAAACCTTTTTCTTTAAGCATTTCTATAACTTCTTCGTTAGTTTTGCAATTTACATGACCATACCCATCTTGACCTGGTACAGCCCAACTAAGTACAAGATAGCCTCGACAAAGACGAGATACATTGTCAATAAGAAGGTTCTCAAATTCTTGAGGGATATGTTCTCCAACTTCCAACAGAATCACATGTCCTTTGTCAGCAAATGCTTCTGAAATAGGCTTTGTAAGATCTTGTTGGAAGATACCATCAAAAACTTTTTGAACAGGCGGATCACCTTCAAATCCTACAAGATTTGTAAAGCCATCTTTATCAAGTTGCTTGAGATATTCTCCGAGACCCGCGCCAAAGTCATAAATGCGATAGTGTTTACTTGTGTCTCCAAAACCAAAAAGACCTTTACTTATCCACTCCGCAAGTTTAGGAGAGTGTACGTGATGATTATGAGCGTTATCTCCACTCCAATAACCTGTGTTACTGATTTTACTGTTCATTGTTTTCGTTAAATAAAAATTTACTATATGTGTTATCAAAATCTAATAGTGCTTTTCTTGCTATTTCAGACCCTTCCGTATTTTTAGATCCGCCACACCAAGCATTTAGTTTTATAAAATGTTGCAACAAAAGCAATCTTTGTTCCAATAATTTTTGTTTAATTGTGATTGTGTTCATTGTGTTAATCTCTTTAGTTCTTCTTTAGTTATAGATTTTTCTGAAGCAATAAGGTAAATATCTAATACATCAGAGGAATAATTATACAACGATGTTACTTTAAGTATATCATGGTATATCGTAGTACGTGTAGTTTCATAATCGTACAGAAGTCTCTCCTCTATTTTTTCTCCTGGTCTTAGTCCTGTAATTTCAATAGGACAATCAAAAGATTTAGCAACGTCCATAATTTTGACTGGTGCTCCCATATCAAATATATAAAGACCCGATTCCATTCGAGAGCAATTAATTAAATGCCTAACTGCTTTTTCTCTTTCAATAAAGTAACGCTCCATGTCTGGATGTGTTACTGTTATTTTTCCGTCCTTGGACTGTTTTTCAAAGATTTCGTAAACAGACCCTGAAGAACCTATAATATTTCCAAAGCGACAAATGATAAACTTTGTGGAATATCTTGAACTAATTCCCAAGATATATTTCTCACAGAGTCTTTTTGTCATTCCCATCACCGATTCAGGATAAACAGCCTTGTCTGTAGATATAAAGACAAAAGTTTTTACTCCACATAAAGTAGACTGACAAACCATGTTGATAGTTCCCCACACGTTGTTGTGAACAAATTCTTCTATGTTACTCTCTCCCAAAGGAACGTGTTTGTTTGCAGCAGTATGGTATACTGTGTGGGGCTGGTGTTGAGTAAGAACTTCCCTCACTCTGTTTTTGTCTGTGATACTACCTAAACAAATATGAAATTTGGAATCAGGATATTTTTCTCGAAGTTCTTTTTCGAGATAAAAAGCCTTTTCCTCGTTTCTGTCAAAGAGGATCAACTCATTATTCTTAATGAGTTGTTCAACAATCTCTTTTCCGATAGAACCTGTTGCTCCTGTTATTAGTATTTTCATTTATAAGTTGATTGTCCATCACCTGTATGAGTACAAGCAGGATTATTAAGCAATACGGCTTTGTAGCCTTGTTCAGAAGCCACCAAATTACATTCGTGTTCACTTAGTACGGAATTGCTTCCGTGTTTATTGTACACATTAAAACCTAATGGAAACATACGTTTATAATCACTAAGTCTGCGAAGTCCGGGGTTAAATGAAAACCCGCACCAGTCTCCATAATGAGACGGTTTTATTTCTTTGTAATACCCATAGTCAACATTTACAAACCAATCTTTAGGAATACCCTTTCGAATCCACACCTGATGAATATCAGGACGTTCTTCAAGAACTTTCACAGACTCTTCCATAAAGTTCTTATTGCCAGAGAAATACCAGTCGTCCTCGCAATGAAACACCAAACTGGTATCCACCAAAGCATAGAGTTTATCTATACTTGCAAGAAGTCCTGATCTATTACTTTTGAGTATTTCGATAAAAGGATATTTTTCTTGTATTAACTCGCAAATTCTTTCATTTCCTGAATCTTCATGTAGAATAAATCTTTCTATGGGATATTTATTCAGGTTTAAAAAACTATTTAAAGTTGCTTGTAAAAGATTCCAACGATTGCACGACGTAAGGCAGAATGTAACTTTTTTCATCTATCTTACTTGTTTTAACTCAGGATGAGTTTGATAGTATATATAATTATGTCTTATAACTTCTTCACTATCAAGGTAATGGATTCCCCAAGAGTGTTGTAGATTTTTTTGAGACAATCTTTTTCCAAACTCAAGATGTCTTTTGACCATATAATCTACGTCAATAGATTTAAAATGATACATTTTATAAACAGTTTCGCTGTATTTAATCTTACCTATAGGAGAACTACTATGACACCCCGCAGAAAAGTTTATTTCAGATATATAATCTTTATTGTATATATAATTTTTGTCGTATTGGAACGCTCTTGAACCAAATATAATTTGGTTTATCTCAAGTTTTGGATTAGGTTCTGTGTTTATCATATTCCATCCCTCAAATTTAATCATTGTGGAACCTAATTTCTGCTCATACCTAAGATGATCTTCGTTTATATCTACTAATTCGTCTATATCTCCTACAAATACAAATGGAGTAGTTGCTGTTTTCCAACAATTATTTTTGATTTCAAGATAAAGGTCATCTCGAATTTCATTGTTGGAATCATAATCTATGATTTCACAATTATTATCTACTGCGATCTGTCTTGTATTATCAGTAGACATGTTATCATATAGTACAATTCTACAATCAGGAAATCTTGTGCGATACCACTCAATGAAGTGCGGTAACATCACTTCTTCATTGTAGCAAATACTATAAATCGTAATTAAATTATTCATTTTATATTTTTTCGTTTATTTTGCAATCTCTACGTTTGTAGGAATATTACCATAAAATATAGATTCTGTATCTTCATTTATGATAACAAGTTTATTTATTTTCGGATAGTAAAATACTACTCGATCTTGATAGGAAGACATTAGAAATCCTGCTCCTATTTGCCATTCTACCATTACTTTAGCAAGACAAGTTTCAAGTCCAGACTCTTGCAGTTTGCTTTTTATTTCCACCCAATGTTCAGTAACATTAATTACCATTTTTACATGGTAAATACGTACTGTTTCGTTGTCTGTAATCGTTTGAAAATAACTATCGTAAGTAGTGGATAGTTGTCCAAACGATAGTAGTGGCAAAAATAGAAATAAAAATATATATTTCATTAAAATTTGTTATTAAATAATGGTTGAATAAAATCTTTCCATTTTTCATAAAGAGTTTTTGTTTGCTCATTTAGAAACTCTTTGTTTTGTTTTAAAAGTTTTGGGGTTTGTGTATGAATGTGGTAGCGAGAGACTTCTAAATTTAAGTCACTAATAATATCCCCATTAATAGTTCTTTCAGTTGTAAGTATGGTTAACAAATAAGGAAGACTGTTTTGGTCTCTTGCGATAATAGTTAAAATAATTTTAACTTTATCTTCTTCAGACAAATAAGGTTGTTCAAGAGTCTCTTTAATTAGTTTTAAATCCATTTTAAATTTATAATTTGACAAATTTAAAAATAAGGAAGGAAACGCTATTACAACGTCTCCTTCCATCCAAGTAATCCCTATGCCATAGCGGTTTCAGCAGTGATTTCCGCCATATTTTCTTCTTCAAGAGAATTTTCGTCAAATTCTACTCCAGTATTAATAAAAGGAGTAGAGTTTTGGTCGATGGCTTTATCAAGTCCCATCAAAGACTCGACACTACTATCAGTAAGAAAATTTATTCCGTTTTCACGAACTTTATCTGCTACTACCTCGGTGACAGTCGCAAAAAGTGCATTCAGTTGTGTATCAGTTAGACTGTATACCGTGTCAAGAAATTCATCTTGGCATACTTTCGATGAGATCGGAAGAATTTCCTTTCTTCCTTTTGGGAGAAGTTTACCACCGTCTGTGATAAATTTTTCACGGACAAGCATTTCTACTTGCGATTTAATCCTTCGCTCTTGACAATTGTATAGTGTAAGAATTTGCTGCTCTACCACTTTGGCTTCAGCAGTCATTTCTTTTTTCATATAGTAATTATGTGCAGCAACCAAGTTCAGCAATGCACTGGCAATATTAGTAATAATCATATAAAGTAAATTAAAGGGGAGATTTGACTAATCTCCCCTTGTTATTAAAATTTAGAACTCTCCTTCATCTTCAGCACCTGCTGCTACAGCAGACTGGATTTTAGGAGTACTTACTTTTACAATATTTGCGGTTGGTTGACCGTGTTCATCCACAACGCAGGCACCTTGATTTTTCAATTGGTTATTAGCCACTGTAATACCATTTTCACCTCTAAATACAACCCCCGTCCAGGTGTTAACAGTATTTTCTCCAATTTTATATTGAGTTGTATTATAGGTCTCAATAGACCCGTCGACCAATACTCCTGGCGTACACTCTCCGAAGAGAGCATCCGCTTTAATTACTCTCCCGTCGGGAAGACGATTTGCTTCCCACAAATTACGAGAACGTGTTTGAGTGGTCTTTACAGGACGATCACCCAAAAACTTAATGAGACGAAAGGTAATTTTTTGAAATTGACGACCATCTTTGGCCTTATCAGTTTCTACAGCGGTTACTTCGAGAAAAGATTCTACTTTTGACATATTGAAAAAAATTTAGAAATGACATTATTTATAGCGCACCCACTTGTTGTCATTCCAGTTGTGATGATTTAAAATGACAACTCTTACAGATCCACCTCCTACAACGTAGGGTGTAGAAATTTCTGTGTAATAAGGGGATTTCTTTACGATTGTACAAGGAGTATCCATAAACGAAATATCTCCTCTGTCGTTTGGGGCAGATCTTATTAGCATATCCCCCGGTTTAATATATCTTGAAGAAAGTTTCATATTTATCTTTAAGTTTTAAAATAATAAAAAACCCTCCCTGACTTTCGTCAAAGAGGGTCACTTTGCTAACCAAATCGTTCACTTTTATTCTTTAGGCAGAGGTGTATTGGAGTATTTCCACCCAAAGATAAAACCTCCAGTTACCAATGCCGACAAACTTATACTATACGTTAGGTATTCTCTGACTGTCCAGCCCTCTTCAAACCACATGATAAGCAAAGCCAGCCATATCAGAGATATGTACCACATAAAAAGTTTATTCATCTTTCATAGAGTTTAGCAAAATTACATCTTCTGCAATAATAAATACAAATCCTTCCAACCAACGATCTTGATTGAAGAGGTCATAAGATTTAATCCACTTGCAGTCTTGTGAATAGTTAAGCACGTAAGTAAACCCACCAAACTGCACTTCTGTACAGTTATTATAGTGGATTACTTTATCTGTATAAACAGGCTCCGAATACTCACAAGGGTACTCGAAAAGGAAATCTCCGCAGTTATCGAACATGACAACTGGTTCTCCCTCATTAGAAGGAGAAATAAGAGAAAAGGGTTGTGTCTGTCCAATACAAACAAACCACGTCAGGATGAAAAACGGGATGCTGATATATTTTTTCATTGTTTAAGTTTGTTGATTACTTCTTGAATAAAGATTTGTACAAACGTATTGCATGATTTTTTAATTTTCTTGAAATAAATATTTATTTATGCTTTGCTCACACTCGCTAAAAGTATATAAAATTTCATCTCTTTTAGTTTTTTAAACAACGTGACCCTGGCAGGGGTCGAACCTGCATTTTCATCCATTACACTGATCCACCTTAGAACGATGGTGTGATACAGGGCCGTTTTGATAATAAAAAAATTCAAGCACACCTCATGTGTGTCTACCGTCTTCCATACATAGATTTTAACGAGCATCAACTCTGATTCTACTTAAGGGGTCATTAAGGGCTGACCATGCTTCCGTGTTCCCCTGAGGCTGGAAAATGCTTGAATACTAAATGCTCCAGCAACATTAAAGGTTTTTAATAAACGCATTACTTTTAATACGTCTATTTTGAAATATTTTTAGATCTTCTCTGCTTATTACTCCATCCTTATTTTTATCTAAGGCTTTTAATCCCGGAGTGGTATTGCAGAAAATCTCTTTATGAAACCTGGAAGGAGCAAAATTAAGTGCATGTAAGTCAATACTGCATTTAATTTTTTGACTTTTTCCAGTCAACACAAGATAAGCCTCGAAGTAATCAAGGTGTTCTCTAAAAGACTTATTTCTAATATCTTTCGGAGCACCAATTAATTCCCTTGTTTGGGGGAGTAACTGGTTAAGACCTTGACTACCTAACTTATCTTGAGACTTTGTTTCTAATTTGCTTTCACACCACATTACTATAGTGGCTGCTTTAGCAAAACTGTCAGGATGAATGGAAATCACTCCCTTTGATTTGAGAGAGTGACTCCATTCCCTTATCACTTGGTATTTCTCTTCTATGTTACTCGGTTCCTCTATTCGAGGAGAACCTAACTCCACTGTATAGGAGTTAACTTGGTACCCGAGAATTAGAAGACTTGCGAGTATGAAGAGTATTTTCATATTCCTCATACTTTATTACTTTTTTGATTTGAGCATCAGTTAAATTAAGATATTTAACCCAATCTGATGTTTTGTTTGATTTAAAACGATACCTCTTCTTAAATACCTTTAAGTGTTCTTTGTCTTCTATTTTTAAAAGAATAAGAACACTTACTGGTACGTTTGATTTGAGAGCCTTACAATTGTAATAGTAATGCTCAAACTCTTGACGACTAAAATCAGGTAATGGAGAGTAAACTTCCCACAATCCAATTACAATAACCGATAATATAAGGAAAATTCTTATCATTGCTTTAAATAAGTGTATTTTCCTGTCATGCTTGTAATTGTATATCCCTTTAGGATATATTCGTCGAGTTTATTCAACTTATTTTTATTGATAATAGATATAACTTTAGCAGGATACCTTGTATCAGTAGCATACCCCAAAGATTTAATTCTTTGAATTTGTCCTGACGCTGTAGTTTTTTTACCTGCACTCATATATCTTTTTTCAATAAGTTGTTCGTAATGATTCCAACCTTCTTGATAGGTAGCAAATCTAACAAATCTGTCCGAAGGATTGTCATCATATAGTTGAACACAATGAGAAGTAATACTTCCCATTTGTTTATGACGTAATCCTTTTTTGTTAGATTTCTTACACTTACTATTTGTACATTTGATATTACCAAGACATTTTGTTGTCTTAGTAAATGTACTTTTCCCCCACGCACTTTCAAGTCCTTTTTGAGCAATTAAAACACTTGGTTTTAAACCAGTTGTTTTGCTAATTTTATACACACGTTGAAGTACTTCATTATGTGTTAGAAATTCAAGGACTTTCGGATCAGTGATAATTTCATTAATGGCAATTGATTTACCAATGTTTTTTTTCACTTGGGGAGTAGGTACTGCTTTAGTAAAATCTCTCACAATCCTTTTAGAAAGAGGACTTTCAATATATTTAATTTTAGTTTGAGTTACCGTTTTAATAACAGTATCTCTAACTTCAACTGGAACACATACAGTTTCTTTAGTTACCGTATGTGTGCTAAAAAACACTTTACTACACGAAGCAGTAAGAATCAACAAGAGTACTAATACAATTAGTACTCTGTTTAATTTAATCTTAACTTCTTCCCCTCTAATAATAAGAGGAACATATTTGGTTTGACGTACTACTTTGTTCATTTTATTTCATCTATCTTACTGAATTCTTTCCAATAATTTTCTGCATCATAAACTACTTTAAAATGTTTTAAAGGTACTTCAAAATAGTTATAGTACCCACTTTCATCTTGTTTAAGGATTTTTCCATATTCTTCAAGAGTTTCTTTTAAGTTTTTATCCACATAATCAACATGGGTTTCAAAAACAAGACCCTTTGAAAAATCAAGCGTTATAAAAAACTTGTAACCAGGTACAAGTTCTATGTACCACCGTATTGTGGCACAAGCGTTTAAAATCGTTTGTTTCATCTTAAAACAGTAAATAATAAATAACACCCCATATTACAAGACCAATACCAATACATTTAACGCCTTCGATAATTCGCCAACGTTGATATTTGTATTTTTTGATTTCGTAATCCATTTGGGTATATGGATTACTTTTTGTTGAAGATTCAAGCATTTTAATCTCATGCTTGAGCAAATCTTTTTTAGTCCACATTTTTTTACGATTTAAATACAGACGATGGGTTAAACGTATCCCAAGTTAAGTTGGGATTTTCCACTTGTTTACGGAGTTCTTCTCACATTTCCGCAAGTTTTTCCGCAGAGATATTCTCTCCTTTAATCCAATCAAGGGCTTCTTTTGTAGTAAGTCCTTGATTATTTTTTAAACTTTCAATTTTTTCTTGTAATTCCTTCGCTGTCATACTTTTTCAGATTAACAATGGTCTCTTCAAGTAGTGCTAATTTAAATGAAGGAGCACGTGTGGTTAACGTGCTCCTATAAAAATGGTTCTTTAAACAGGTAAGTTGTAACAATTACGTTTTATCTGTAACTATGACCTTGGCAAAAGGCCAGGAGCATATTTTGTTACAAATAATAAGATTGTTGATTTCACAGAATTTGACGATTGCTTTTTCCATAAATTGACCTTCGTCAATGTGACAACAAGATCCAAATCCATGTAAGGCCCTTGTTGAAGCAGTATTAACAACTTCTGTAATTACAGCCCGACACTGATATTTATTATTTTCACCAAAACCTACTTTAACCAACGAAACATTAATTTCTGTTGGAAAATGATAGTCATAACTATCTAAAGTAAGTGTTTGAGTTTCCAGTGTTTCTAACACTGGCCAATTTCTCGTAAAACCTATGCGAAGGGGTTCTTTCAGATATTGTTCAAATGTCATTTTATTTCAATTACATTTCTGTAGTCAAAGAAAAAGTTTTTTTTATACCCTGATACTTTCAGGGTGATCTCCTTTCCTTCCATACTTTTTAGTTTTTGAATAAGTTCCATATTGTTGAACTTACCTTGAAGCAAGTTGTCACGAGATTCAAACAGTTCTTCTTCTCCATTAGTATGAAGAAATAAAATCGTATGAACCGTCTCCATTTTTCCATCCGAAGATGAAGTAATACGAGACTCAACTGATTTGACTGTACCTGTCACATAGGACACTTTTGCATCTTGCATAACACAAGTAGTGATACCTGTGACAATAAACAAGATAATAAAACTTGCAATTGCGATAACAATAAAATTTTTCATATCCGTTACAATTTTAGTTAGAAAAAAAAAATTAGTTTAAACATAGAGTTATTATTAGAATGTTTGTTCTATTACCTCCTTCCAAACAAACTTGGAATATGTTTCTACCCGATGTACCAGGACACAAGAGAACCTCGTGCTTTCTGGTCGTGGATAAAGTCACTCAAGTTTGTACTCATAGTGTTCCCACCAAGACTTGAACTTGGAACCACCTCCTTATGAGGGAGACGCACTACCATTGTGCTATGGGAACTTTTTTTATTTTGTTCGTATTGCACCCTTAGCCTAACTATTAGGGTGCCGCACAATTATTTAGGATTGATCTGTATAACACAGCAAAGTCTGCTACGATCATTTTTGAATAGTCATAGGGTTAACTTTGGGATACCCTCTTATTCTTCCTAAACATACTCTTCATTATCTCACCATTACTGGATGTGTATGGAAGGATTCGAACCTTCACTACTCTATTAGGTCTTACTCATATTCAGAGCAGGTGGTATTGGCCATGAGTAAGAAAGTTAGTATTCTATTTCTAACTCTATCCGTATAGGCTTTACTCCACACCCCTGTCTACCAATTGCAGCACATACACACTTTTTATTGAACGCTATTAACGTGAAGAGGCCCGAATTATTTCAATTTTAATGTTTTGCCATCTCTGCCATTTCTGACTCCGGTATCATTCATTAAAACAAATAGAGCAGTGGGCTGCCGCATCAAGTTTATTAACTTGAATTATATTATCTCCTGTCTTTACCAACCAAACTTCCACCATAATTGTGAGGCAGACCTAAGTCTGTTATTCCACCAACTTATGTTCTATTAAAGGAATTGTATTGAATCTCGTAAAAGATTAAGACTTTACGGAGTAATTCCAATATTTAAAAGCATTATTAAATGCTTTTTTCATGTCTTCTACAGCAACATTGTTATCGCTGTGTACTTTCATTTCGGGTATAGGATTGATATTACCATAAAAGGCTTGTTCTTCAATCCATCTTGCTACTATTCTGCCTTCTTGAAACCCTTCTCCAAGATCATTATCAAGAGAAACGGCTTCAATTTGATTCCACTGAAGAAGTTCAATTGTTGCTTCTACAGTGCGAGTTCTTACCCATCCTTGAGGAGCAGGTCTAATGTCATCGAGAAATATTTTTATAAAAAGTTTCTTTAAATTGCTTTCATAACCCTTGACCCTTCAGGAATTTCTCCTTCGAAGGGTTCTACGTCACTTATGGTTACTCCTATTCCATAGTGCAAAAAGGAACGAACCGCGTGTACAGTGTTACGGCAATCTGTAACATAAAAATCGAGAGCTATACATTTATACGTCATGTTATTATTATTAGTTAACAAATGTTAGCCAGTATTTCTACTGACCTCGCACAATACATTATTATTCTTGGCCTTTGAATAATAATGTTAGGATTGTATATCTTGACTATTAAATAGAATGGTAAGAATCGAACTTACTCTCACAGATATTGTCTGCAAATCCACCCACAGATTCTCTATCTATTTTTTAATCTTTTACAATATACAAAACGCAAGTATCCAACTTGCTGCCTTTAATTGAGTATAGGATATTTTAGAGACAGTTGCTAACTACTGTTGTCTTTCCACAACAGATTGGTATTACCTAACCAATTCTCAATTTAACTCAATCTTATCTACATTTAAGTAGCACACATCATCTCTTTCGAATGAATGTTGCAAGTTTTGCTTATCAGGCTTAATTTGCATTTTTGTCAGGACTTTTGTATATAAAAAATGCCTTTTTTATATACTCACCACTTTTCAAAAAAAACAAAAAGGTAAAACTTACATACCTTATAGTTTAATATACAAACTATTAAAAACTCAATCAGTTCTAATCCAACCAAGTACCAGTCATGGTACATTTGGAAGGAATAATTCCCCCATTGTTGCAGGTTTCCCAACGATAATTAGAATCGTCTTGTGTTACTTGAACACTTTTAATAAAGTGCCAAGTTGGAAGAAATTCCGGGTGAGCAGTGTCACCCTTTATTTTACCTCAAGACATTATTGGATGAAATACATGTCCCCTGTAGTACTAACGAACATGATTTCAAATCCGAGGGCTTGAATATCTATCTGATATTCTCTTGGTAGGATGCCTTTTACCTCAATAATTAACTTGTGTCCTTCTTTAGGGACGCAATACCCTTCAGAAACAATCCGGTAAAAATGGCCAGATTGTCCGAGTACATGTAAGATTTTTTCTATCATAAAAAAACTGGTTTAACTTTAGTAATTCTTTCCCACCTTGTTTCTCCCCAAGGTAGGTTTATGAACAGTTTTTGGGCATGGTTTTTATCCCACGCCCAAAGTACAACTTCTCCGGTTTCATATCGGATATGCCACATTTTTTTAGGGCATAACGTAAGAATGAGAATTTCAATTTCATTTTCTGTTACTCCAACAGGGACAACAGGATGCCCTTCAAAATACATTAAACCAAGGTTAATTAACCAAGATTTAATTGTGGAAAGTATCTCTTTAGGAAGATTGAGATACTTATAACCTGAATACGAGCATGAACTAAACATCATTGCCACGTTTTGATTGTGTCATTGATCCAAACTCGTACACTTGCGAGTTTGTTTTCAACGCTTTCAAAAGAACCACCGTTATTACGGTGTTGAATGGCAGCACTATAATTTCCTTGAATCAAAGCAATATCTTTAATACCCAATTCTTTGAAGATTAAAAATATAGCCTCAAATTGATTGGTTTCCAAATATTGCAACACACATTTTTTGACAGAGGTATGAATCAGATGAAACATGTCAGCATCTACCCCAATCATTTTGAGATCATTATTATCAAAGAAGATACGCCCGCGTACTTCTTTGATAATTGTGGAAATACTACCCATTTTAAGATAGACTTTAGCGTCTTCTGTGGATAAGTCGGTTACTACGAAAATATTTTTCATTTTTTTTTATTTTAAAAGTTAACGACTACTACTTTGAACTCTCTGACTATTTACTTCTTTAATAAATGACAAGTTGATATCAATATGATATTGGCTTGATGTCACTTACTAAAGGGTGTTGGTGTCTTATCACACTGACACTCAACCACTTACATCAATCCATCGAAAATACTTTTCCCGACAAATTGATAAAAATTGATTACTTGTAACCTCTATTTTACAACAGAAGTTACCACTCCATATTACCTATCTACTCTTCGAATCAGAGTAATGGATGATAGGATTTGGTAAGATATATTGTCAACTGGAGTTATCCCTGATTCTGACGAATGAGGAATTGACAATATATTATATTGTAAGCCCATACTTTTATAGGCTCAATATGATACAGTCTCCAGCGTGGAGATCAAATTATATTTTGTTGAGTGTCCCATTCTTAAACTTTGGGATACAGTGTGGCTTTTTAATACAACCACTGCACGTCATCATCCTTTCGGAAGTTATGACCACTCAACAATATCTTCAACACCTATATTATAGGTGTTTTTTTAATCAGAATACGAAAACCCTAAACCAAACATAATTTGGTTTTACTCTTTGAAAAAAACTGACTATGATCCAAAAAGTGGGTTTCCCCCACACCCCCTTTACACAAAAAGATCATTTTTATATAATCTTTTTATATATAATTAAGGACTTATCATACGAGCGCCCGCCCACAGCACTAAAGGAAACACTCGTATAATCCCCAACAGGGAGTAAAACTCAACCTAATTCTTTGATTTAAGAAGGCTGAGACTTTGTACAAGACACTTTTATTTATAAGTGGTATCAATACACCCTCCATATAAAAATAATGCCTTATAGACTTCCAAATTCAAAGACCTCTCTTTTGAGGGTTAAATCTGATTAGTATAAATATATAGGTGTATACAAGCACCTCTTGAGTGATTTTGCTTTTTAGCAAATACTCAATATTAAATTCTACTTTTTGAACAAAGAGTAGAATTGATTAAAAAGAAAACAGGAGATAACCCTAACATGGTCTGTCTCCTGTTCTTTATGTGGGCTTCCTATAATATCTATTGTCGCCTACTAACAATAGATATAGTGCAAGGACTCTCAATATCCAAGATGGATACCAAGAGTCCAAGCACCAACAAGTTTCACTTTCCACCTTCCCCCAATCATTGGAATACGGTAGAAACTTGCAAACGGACAGTTTTCTATCTGTCAATTAACTGTTGTTGCCCCGGCCAAACGAGGCCGGGGTTTTTTATTAATTATCTGCGCATAATTTGGGGCTTTGGGAATTTGACGCCAAAAACCTTTTTTAAATTTGAAACATTTTCAGCATCTGATCCAACAAGATCAATGCCGTTAAATCCAGATGGGTGTTGGTGGTCTGATACTCTGATTTTGAGGACTTCGGTAGAAGTTGGCCTCTCGTGATACTCTACGTCAATGTAAGCCGAACCAGATCGGCTATATTTTACAAACACTTCCATTGGGGATAGATGTTCAAATATTTCTTGCATTATTGAATCTATTTGTGCCATGTGGAATGAGTTGTTGTGTGAAAAAAAGAATTTGTA